AACGAAATACAGGTAACAAAACCGATTGAATCCCGTTAAAGGATTCACAATTAAAACATAAATATATAACGTGTCTTCGAAGACACATAAAACAAGTAATTATGAGTAACACAGAAACAGTAGAACAGGCATTCTTGAATGATGCAAGCGTAAAGAGAGCACTGAAGTTAACTAAGCTAGACAAATTGAAAGCTACCGTTCAGAGCGCAACAGAAAAAAGGTTCAACACATCCTTAGAACTAGCGCAAATTGTCAGCGAAGGAGTTGAATGGTTCAGTAGTGATGCGGCGAAGGCTAGACTAGAGGACAGTGGACTAGATTGGAACAAGGAGACATTCATCAACAAGGCATTCGGTATGCAGAAGTCATACGCATACAAATTGATAAAGGCTAACGCTGTTGAAGAGATTGTGCTAGATACATTCCGAGCAAACGCTGAGAAGCTATCGATTGCGGAGCTATTGAAATTTGCCAAGGCTGTCGGAGAAGTTGAAGATGGAATGACGTCTTCCGATATACTTGACAAAATTGAAGACGAGACCGACGGCGAAGGTGACGGCGAAGGTAAAGATTCGAATAAGTCCCAGACCATATTCTCGTTTGTGTTCAAAGGAGCGCAGATGATGAAGGAGGATAAATACGCAGACCTTGAGAAGGTTAACTTAACGATTGAAGATGACCTTGTCATCCATACCAAAAGTGATAAGGATGATATCCTAAAGGCAATTGAGCTACTACAAGTACTTGTAACACAGATGTAATATGACAAAGAGAGAGCTATATAAGGTCATGAACGAGACCAAAGAACAAACACAGCAAGATATCCTTACCTACTTAGATGGGTACTCACAGGAAGTGCTATGGGAGATATGCGAAATAATCGTACAAAATTTTGAAGAACTAAAAAGTAAAACGACATGAATCAGAGAACAAAGAGATACCATATCGGAATGATTGCGGGAGCGATTATGAGGAAGCAAAGCGAGTATAAAACGGAAGACTTCACAGTTGGTCTTCCTTCACCCCAAAAGATGGGTACGTATATTCAGAGATTGACTTACGCTAGACTGAAAGCGGAGGAGATTATTGACAACCTATAGGTTGTAGGGTGCGAGACGGTCAATTTAGGTTCGAGTCCTAAGCACCCACTAAAAAAAAGTGTCTTCGAAGACACAAAACAAAACAAAGCAAGTAATTATGAAACGCAGAAAAAAAACAGACGTAGACCAACATGGTTCAGATTCATTGATGGTGTTCCTTGTACTTATGGGAATTTCTTACATCGCAATATTCATTTGGAATCACTTTGGATAATGAGAAAACTATTGATACTAAGCATAGCTACCTTATTCTTAGGTAGTTGTTCAACACAGCATCGTGGGTATGACTACAAAGCCCATAGTAAGCGTAATGCAAAACTTGCAAAACGTGGTTATAAACCTTGTAATAGACATTAATTATGAAACCTTCAAAAAAAGCATTAAAATTAGATAAAGCGAAAAGAATTTCTACCTACGATATGTATGAGAAATTCAAGCAAGAGCTAATAACTCGTATTCAAGATGATATAGAGAAATCTAAACAAAGAGCAGATGCTCATAGACAATCATGTAATAAAGAACCATTAGCATTTGAAAAGGGATTGCAAAACGCATTATGTACTACACTATTTGATATAAATGACCTAGACCATGATTATTATGAAACCTTCGAAAAAAATATTTGAATTAGCTAAAGCTAAAGCTAAAGAGACATTTGCATCAACTGAACACGATAGGATGTTATCAATTAGACTGACAGCTGATGACAAGAGTTACACATTGTTTTATTGTATGGGAACAGCTTACATTGGTTCATACGCAAACGAAGCATTACCAAAATTCTTCAAAACTCGTGACATATATGAACTAACTGACGATACAACTATGGAAGTTGAAGCAAGAATGCAAAAACTAATAAAGATATGAACTACACATTAAACATAGGATTAGGAAACAATCCATTGGACTCTGTTGACATCTGCGTGAAGTTACGTGAGCTAGGAGTTACGGTAACAGACATCGACATACAAACGACTAAGGAATCTAATTGGTGCGAGGAACAAGTGGTAGTTGTCGACATTGAGACAGAATTAACACCTAGTGACCTTTACTTATTAATAGAGCGGATGTGCGTTATTACTGAGCAAGAAGCGATAGCGTTTAGAGCAAACAATAAAAACACTCCATACATGGGTTACATTGCGTATCACCCATCATACACAGGAGAGTTCTATGAATTTAACAGTCAATACTTCAAGACGATATGAGAAAGTACAAGGTGACAACGGTTCTACGTGTTCCGTCAAATGGTCGGAAGTGGATTGTAACAAGAGAGTTCAATGGTCTTTCTCACTATGAGAACTGGGTCAATAAGATGGATGATACTGGTTACGGTTACGATGAAAGTTTTGTGACGCACGATAGTGGTGCGCCATTCAGCGAAGGTGATGATTACTATACCATTGAAGATGGTGAGGTGATTGAGTCATGTTGGGATGACATTAGCCTAATTGAATTCAATAAAGACCCATCCAAAAATCAGTATTTCATAACCAAAGGTGATGCACTTGAGCACATAAAGATATTTGGAACAAAAAAATAAATATGACAAACCTAGAGAAAAGAAATAGAGGGTTAATTTACCATAAACATTTCCATATAGCTTGGAGAAGTGGACAGTACATAGCAAAGGCATATGCACATCCAACCTTCACCAATACCAACTTAAAAAAATTAAAGCAACAAATTAATGAGTGTCTTCGAAGACACTAAATAAAAAAAAGATTATGGAACAAGAAGTATTTGAATACCTAGATAGACTAAGAAATTCGGGAGCAATCAATATGTTTGGTGCGAGACCATACATAGTACAGGAGTTTGACATCCCTAAAAAAGAAGCAGGTGAATTACTAATGAAATGGATTAGAAGATAGAACTATGTTTATTAAATTAACAAGGAACGGAAAAGAGTTTATTGGAAATGTAAACCTATTACAAAGTGTTTTTGTAACAGCCAATGGAAAAGTTGGTGTAATTGGATGGGGCAATAATGGTTTTGGTGAAGTTGATGAAACTTACGAAGAGGTCTTATCCAAAATAGAAAAAGTAACAGGTTGTTCTTTATTAACAAATAAAATTAACTGAAATGACAAAATTACAAAACATTAAAAGAATAGTAAACACTTTTGGAAGCTTTACAATAGCAGATTTAGAAGGAGATGCAAGTCCATTAATTAATTCAATGGGTAAAGATAATGTTCAATTAGCTGAAAGGTTCTACGATAAAGGAGTTGATGCTATAACTTATATTCATGAAACAGAAGTTAGTGATGACTTTATTGAATATGAAAACTTAGATGATGATGTTATTGATGAAATTAATACTTTGGCTGAAAACCATGAAGCAGACTGCATACAGAAAAATAAGAGAATGTCTTAATTGCATATAACAACCGAATAAACACTATATAGTGTAGAAATTACACTAACTATTAAAACAAAACAAAGATGAGAAAGGAAAAACTTGTTGGTATGATATGTAAAAAGAGGTTGCAAACTCTTGAGGAGAACCACCCATTTTTTGGAATAAAGAAAGTCCTCACACCTTATTCATTTTTTAAACAAAACAAAGATGAGTAAGATACCTTGTAAATTAATACTTCATGGTTCTTTTAAAGAACATGGTGGGTTTAAGTTTTCAAGCATTACAGAAGCAAAAAAATATGTGAAAGAATGTTGGGATAGACCTTATACTATTATTAAACTAAAACAAAACAAAGATGAAGAAGTTTGATACATACTGGGAGTATCTCATTGGAGAGAAGCACCCTTGGGCTAGACTTACAAATGTTCTAGCTACACCAATTATTTTTATACTAGTTCTAGTGAAAGCTATAGCTACAGGACAACCATACTTTTGGATAACCTGTTTCTTTATATGTGTCATGGGCTTTCAACAGCATAGACACTATTGGAATAAGTGGAACGATAGGCATCGTTAGAAGTGAATGCTATCGTATCTAATTTGCAGTGTAAATTATTAAGTTATAAGAATAAAATGAAAGTTACTATTGAACAAATAAGAGATATGCAACCATGTTACGACCCAACAAGGTATATGCCTGAAAAATGGGAAGGAACATTAACAGAGATGCTGTCATTTCAAGCACCCGAAGAAGACCTTATTTTTGTTGCTTGTGGTTTGATAAACACCAAACAACAACGTGAGTTCGCTAGGTGGTGTGCGATTCAGGTTGTACATTTATGGGATGTTCCCGATGTATCACTTGAATATCTAAAAACTGGTATCGAAGAACTAAGAAAGGAAGCAAGGTCTGCGGCTTGGGCTGTTAATGTTTCTGCTTGGGATGTTGATTCTACTGTACGTACTGCAAGGAATGATTCGGCATCTGCTGCCGTGTGTGCTACAAGAGATGATTCAGCATCTGCTGCAAGGGCTGCTGCTGTAGCTGCTACAAGGGCTGCTTCGGGGGATTGTTTTCTAAAAAAAGCAATTGATAAAATTAAAACCTATGAAAATTAAATTAAACGACTACCCTTTGGTAGCAAGAGATACACCATTTCTAAATGACCTATATACATTTTGGGAAGGAAGCATAAACATGAACAGAGCAGAATATAATCTTATCTGCTCCAAGAGAGACATCAGTCTATATGTGAAGTGCGACATGAAACCCCATCGAAATTGGAGGGTAACGGACGTAAAGAAATACTTTGGAATCAAAGGAACGGGTCAAAAACTACTTGACGAGTTCATGTTGGTTTACAACCAGTACGAAGAATTAAATAACCTTATTCATTCAACATCAAATGTAATATTAGTATGAAAGCAATCAATACTAAAGTGTCCTCGAAGACACTTGAGAAAACAAAGCATGAAATAATCGACATTGTAGCTAAGTCATACAATATTGACAAGAGAGCTGAGAGGCGTTTCCCATTCCGTACTTGTATGTATCTAACTAACGATGATAAAAAGTGTGCAGTTGGTATGTTTCTAACGGATGAAGCCTTAAAAAAATCAGCTAAATGTTTAGGTGACGTTAGAGGTCTTGATGTTCATCTTAAAGCTAGAGGTTTTGAAAGTCTTGACTCAGCATTTATTAAGGATGTGAGAGGTCATGAGGTTGGTTTTTGGGTAGACATTCAATCCCTTCATGATGACAATAATTTTTGGAATACCGAAGGGTTAAGCAAATACGGAGCTGATTATGTTCATGAGTTAAAGAGGAGATATGATTAATAAGTCACAGTTTACAGAGTCTCAAGTCGATATAGTAAACCACCTGAGACAGAAATCAGAGCATAGAGGTATGTGGATGGGGTGCATCCTCACGCTAATAACAATCATCGGTATAGCTACTGGCATAATGCTAGCTAGTAAAGCACCGTACATATTCTAAAGACATAAAAATAAACGAATCAATTAAATAAAACAGATATGATTAGAAAGAGAACAACAAAATGGTACGAGCAGTTACCCGAACCTATTAGAAGTCAAGCGTTAGTAAACTTCAATAACTACTTTACACTTTCAGAAAGCTTACCATATTCTATTAGTAGAGGTTTTGACTGGCATGATAGCAAAGAGGGTTATGAATACTGGTCAAGTGTACATTACAGAGCAAAAATTGGTGAGTTTGATTCACCCGTAGACCTATCACAATCCCTTGGAGAATTAGAGAAGTCGTTAGATGAAATGCAGAAAGCCTTAGACAAAGTGAGGAAAGCAATAAGAAACGAATCAAACATAAAAAACCCCCGACCTTAATGGGAGGTGGGGGGTTGATTGTTGTTACTTCTCTATACCGTTATAGACCTTAGCCCAGTACACGCATTTTTCAACAAAGTACGTGAGGTTCTTTTCGTCAAGACTAGTGAATCCTGCTACCTGTTTAAGTAGTTTCGCCACTATAACCTTGTCGTCAGCCTCTTCTACTTCGACCAACTTGTAGATTGTCTCTGCTGCTTTAATAAACTCGCTGAATTCGTCAGTCAGTCCTACAAAAGCCGCAAATGCAATACCAATTTGTTTTGCTGTAAATGTCATCATTATTTTTTTAGGGATGAATAACCAACAAAGATAACCATTTTAACAAAAGAAATATGAAATACATTTTTCACATCATTATATTTTCAATCCTCATTTTAGGTAGGTATATTTACCGAGAAGAAATTGAAGGGGAGCTAGTCGCTAACATAATATGGACGACAGTCGCCATGGTTGGAGCGATACTAATGACATACAATATATACAAAGACAATAAGAACACATGATAGAAATTAAACAACACTAAGATATGAGGGTAAACAAAGTTAAAGAAAACATGTTCGACGTTAGAGTCGAAAGAGTTGTTGACGTTAATGGAGTCACAAGAGAGGAGCTATTCAGTAAAACAAAAGAACCTTTCGTGGTTGACTCTAGGCATATGCTGTATCTAGCATGTATATCCAAGATGAAAATAAGCGATATCGTTACCTTGATGTGTAACAATGGGTACGATATTACTCACTCATCAATAATACATGGTATCAAATCAGCAAGAAAGAAAAAACGTAAAATAGGGGCGTTCTCACACTGCCTATCAAAAATAATAACATAATGAATAATCAATTTCAAATCAAGGCTAATGGTAATCACAGGAGGAATCGTTGAAAGCAATATAAAAAAAAGACTACAAGAATTGTTTTTAGAAGCGAAAGAAGACAGCTACGCTGGAGTTCTTGATGGGTACTTCCACGAAGCAAGAGTGGTTTACGGTGTAAAGATATCTAGAGATAGGTTCTCTGAAGAGGTAACTATTTATGACGTTATGAATGGAGGTGATTTCTACAAGAAAATAAGAGATGAGGACGTAATTTATTTATTCAGAAAAGGTTGGAGGGAAGGTGTTTATGACATATATTTGTCAAACATTCGTTCAAAGATAGACTATTTAGTAAAGTCTATCGAAGGTGGGAATCACCGCTCGATAGCGGTCAAAAAAATGAAATCACAATTAAAAAAAGAATTAGAAAAAGAACAAAAAATAAAACAAAATGGCAACAGTTAAAAAGAAGTCAGTGTTCGAGACGCTTAGTGCAGTCAACGTCAATGACAAGATTGAGAATAAGAAGGGCATGAAGTATCTATCATGGGTATACGCATGGTCTGAGGTAAAGAAGATATACCCTCTCGCTACATTTAAGGTGCTTAGAGACCCTCAAACGGACAAGCCTTGGTTCTATGACCCTACGTTAGGATATCTCTGTATGACGAGTGTTACTGTCGAAGACGAGACACACGAGATGTTTCTCCCAGTTATGGATGGTGCAAACAAGTCTATGCTGGACAACCCCTACACATACAAAACTAAGTACGGAGAGAAGAATGTGGTTCAAGCTTCGATGTTTGATATCAACAAGACCATTATGCGGTGCTTGGTTAAGAACCTAGCGATGCATGGATTAGGTCACTATGTATACACTGACGAGGATATGCCTGAGGCTGAGGCTGAGGCAATTAGATTAGCCGAAGAAGAAGCAGCAAAGCCTAAGACCCTAAAGGTTGGTGATGAAAACTGGGACACTCTGCTTAAGTTTGTTTCTGACAACAAGGACAAGGGTCTAGAGCGGATTGTCTCTATGATTGAGAAGAAGTACAAGCTTACCGCCAACGTAAAGAAGGAAATAAAATCTAAAATAGAAGAGAAATGAAAGACATAATCGAAAGACTAAGAATTGATGAGGACTACTACGGTGAGTTTGGCAGTAAGTACTTGTCAAACTCAGACATAGATTCTCTGATTAAAGACCCTAAGTCATTTAAGCAACAGAAGCCAGATAATAAAAACTTCACTTATGGAAGATACTTCCACCAGTTAATACTTGAACCCGAAAAGGCTAAGGCTTGGGAGTTCTGCGATGTGTCATCAAGGAACACCAAAAAGTACAAGGAATTTATTTCCGAAAGAGGTATTGAGGTGGCTCTTCTATCAAAAGAATCTGAAGAGGTGCAGTCGTTGGTAAAGGAGATGATGAGTAACATTACGTTCTACGAGAATATCAAACATGCTAATGCTGAATACGAAGTGCCATCAGTCAAGGAGATAATGGGGTTTGAGTGGAAAGGGAAGGCTGACATTGTCCTACCTGACGTAGTCATAGACCTTAAGACCACCTCCGACATATTCGCCTTCAAGTGGAACTCCAAGAAGTACAACTACGACAGCCAAGCTTGGATATACGGACAGCTTTTTGGTCGTCCTTTAGTGTTCTACGTCATCGACAAGACCACTAGTATGCTAGGTATATTCGAGCCATCGACTGAGTTCTTAGAGAGCGGTAAGGCTAAGGTCGCACTAGCTATCGAGAACTATAATAAGTTCTTCAGTAAAAAGAAAACTGAGGACATTGATTCATTTTATATTTACGAAACAATTTAACAAACAACAGATATGTCAGAAAAGAAAGACATTGTATTTGCGGATGGGTTCATCCTAAAAAGAAACGACAACGCTCCAGATTTCGTTGTCGGAAGATTATCAATTAAGGTTGAGGAAGCTGTTAGTTTTCTCAATGAAAAAGAGTCCAACGGATGGGTTAACCTAGAGTTGAAACGCTCAAAGAGTGGAGGGTTCTATTGTGAGCTTGATACATGGAAGCCTGATGGTGATGCATCATCAAAGAAGGCTTCGCCTAAGAAGGCAGCACCTAAGCCACAGGTAGACACCGAAGAGGAGGAAGAGTTGCCATTCTAATTAAACACAACAAGGGGGAGTGTCCTCGAAGACACTCCCTTTTTTTTTAATTTAATAAAACGTTTTGGGTATGGTGCGTTTAACACTAACCCTCACAAAATAAGCAACATTAAAATGGAGATAATTCAATTAATTAACGAAGAGTATTTTACTTATTGCCCAATAGAAGAAGACTTGGTTTCAAGTGGTGAACTTTGTGGTGATTACGTTTTATGCAAGAACATAAAATGCGAAAACTTTCAAGCAGTTATATGTGTAGATACAAAAGAAGTTCACTTGATATCTAAACCATATTAAAAAGAAGTCAATCAAACAAAACTTTGAATTAAATATTTGTGCCGAGTGTCGATATTTATTCAAGATATAGAGATATAGTATTATTTTATTTATTTTTTTTCTTCTCTATACGAGGATATTAAATCGACATTATCGACATCTAACTGATTACCAGTAATTTAATCGACACAAAACCGACATAAACATGACACAAACCGTCACAATATTTAAAGACATACACGATACAGAGACACCATTCTACCGTGACGTAATGGTCGTCCTTAATAGAATTAAGGATGGGGCAACTAAGGATTTGGTTTTAAGAATCAGAGAGCAGAACGATAAGGAGGCAAGGTCTGAACTAAAGAAGGGTCTACCTTCAATATGTTTTAGTGGTGAGTTCAACAGACGTAGTGACTCGTCAATAATTAAGCACAGTGGAATCATCTGTCTTGATTTCGATGGATATGAGAAGAAGAAGGACATGCTTAGTGATAAGGAGCGTTTCTCGAAAGATAAGTTCGTGATGTCTGTTTTCGTTTCACCGTCAGGAAAGGGGCTGAAGGTTTTGGTAAAGATACCAGCGGACGTTGATAACCATGTAAACTACTTCAACTCTCTGAAGACTCACTTTGACTCACCTAACTTCGACAAGACCAGTAGAAATGTTTCCCGTGTTTGCTACGAGTCATTTGACCCGATGATTTACATCAACGAGAACTCATCTCTATGGGAAAAGATTGAAGAGCCTGAGTACAAGGAGGTTACAAAGCATAAAGACCCACCAACCATACCTATCAGCGACGAGAAAAAGATTGTAGATATTCTTATAAAGTGGTGGAACAAGAAGTACCCGATGGTTGAGGGGCAGAGAAACCACAACGTATTTATTCTAGCCGCTGCCTTAAACGACTACGGTGTGAACAAGTCACTAGCTGGATACGTACTTAATCAATACGCTACTGAAGACTTTACCATTGCGGAGATATCACGAACAATTGACTCTGCGTATTCTCAGAAGCAGAACTTCGGAACAAAGTATTACGAGGACGAGGAGAGAATAAATCAGGTTCGAGTCAAGATTAAGCGAGGTGTAAGTAGAAGAGAGGTACGAGGTCAACTTGAAGGGACATCTCTAAGCGACCAAGTTATTGACGCTGTACTTGATAGGGTTGAAAACGAGAACACCATGCAGACGTTTTGGGAGAAGAGCGAGAAGGGTGTCATCAAGATTGTTCACATCCTATTCAAGAAGTTCTTGGAGGATAACGGGTTCTATAAGTACTGCCCCGAAGGAGGTAAGAGCTATGTTTTTGTCCGAGTAACCAACAACTTGATTGACCACACTTCAGACAAGGAGATAAAAGATTTCGTCCTAAACCACCTTATTGAGATGGACGACTCAACAATATATAATTACTTCGCTGACAGCGTTCGATTCTTCAGAGAAGAGTTCTTGTCATTGCTATCAACAATTGATATCTACTTCATCGAGGATAGTGCCAACGAGTCATACTTGTACTATAGAAACTGTGCGGTCAAGATAACCAAGACGTCTATTAAGACGATTGACTACCTAGACTTGGGTGGATATGTATGGAAAGACCATGTTATTGATAGGAAGTTTAGCCAGTCGGAGTCGGATGAATGCGTTTATAAGACTTTCATATCAAGGATTTGTGGTGATGATGAGAGTCGAACAAAGACGATGGAGAGTACCATTGGCTTTATGATGCATGGATATAAGAACTTGTCATACTGCCCAGCTGTGATACTTAACGACGAGGTTATTAGTGATAACCCTGAGGGAGGTACTGGAAAGGGATTGTTTATGAACGCTTTATCTCAGATGAAGAAGCTTGTGGTGATTGACGGCAAGGCGTTTGCTTTTGAGAAGTCGTTCCCATACCAAACGGTTTCGGCGGACACTCAAGTACTGTGTTTTGATGACGTGAAAAAAGCTTTTGACTTTGAGCGTTTATTCTCGGTTGTTACCGAGGGTCTTACGCTTGAGAAGAAGAACAGGGACGCTATTAAAATACCTTTCGAGAAGTCTCCTAAGATAGCCATAACGACAAACTACGCCATCAAGGGGACTGGTAGCTCATTTGCAAGGAGAAAGTGGGAGGTTGAGCTTCATCAGCACTACAACAAGGATTTCACACCGCTTGATGAGTTTGGTAAGCACTTCTTCGCTGATTGGAACGATGAGGATTGGTGCTTCTTTGATAACTATATGATAAAGTGTCTTCAAGGATACTTGTCAACGGGTCTTGTAAAGTCTAAGTTCGTGAACCTTAAAGTTAGACAGCTCTCAGCTGAGACGTGTCATGACTTTGTTGAATGGTGTGGTCTTATTGACGGCTCTGTCAATAATCCTCACCTAGAGTTAGGAAAGAAGGTCATGAAGAAGGAGTTGTATATGGAGTTTATTGAAGAGTATCCTGACTACGCACCTAAAGCCAAGATGACCATCAGTATGATGCGGTTTTATAAGTGGCTAGTGGCTTATGCAGTGTACACAACTGGTGTCCAACCAGAAGAAGGTAGAGACCCAAAAGGACGTTGGATGAGAATTAGATATAAGCATGAACTCGAAACACAAACTAAACTATTATGACAAGTTCACATGCTATAAGACACATAATTGTCTGAAAAAATTAGGATATTTGATTAAAACTTTAGTGACAGGTGAATAGTTAATGTAAGCTGGTCTACTCGGACTTGGGGTAAGCCTATTCTGCAAGTGTGTCTATTCACTTTTACTCATGTACACACAAGGATAGGAAAGAGCGTGAAGGCTACGAGAGTGCCAATTTTATAAACCAATACAAAGATGAAACCTGAAACAATAGAGACTCCAAACGGCACTGTTTATGCTAAGGAGTCATCATTATCAAACAAACTGATGTACAAGAATATGTGTACGATACAATCAGTTGTGAAGATGACAGAGATAAAAAAAATAGGGAGAGGTAAAAACATATTGAGAAGGGAAGTACTTAAGCATAATGTATCAAAAGAAACAGTAGACATCATCGATAGAAGTGTCGAGTATTACAAAGAGAAAATGAAAGGAGGTGTAACATTTAGAGATTATCAGACCGACATAATTAATAGGGGTTCAGATATTATTAGAAAGCATGGGTTCGTCTACCTAGCTATGGAGGTTAGGACAGGTAAGACCCTAACTAGCCTAGGTATAGCTCAGGAGCTCCTAGTAAACAATGTCTTGTTTGTTACAAAAAAGAAGGCTATAAGTAGTATCGAGAGTGATTACGATATGCTTAATCCGAACTTCAATATAGTTGTTATCAACTACGAAAGCCTTCACAAGGTAGACAACGTAGAAGGTTTTGACCTTGTTGTGTTGGACGAAGCACATGGTATGGGCGCATTTCCTAAGCCAAGTAAAAGAGCCAAGGACGTGAAGGAGATATTAGCTAGGTCAGGTGCTCTTGTGATATACCTATCAGGAACACCAACACCTGAGTCATACTCTCAAATGTACCATCAAGTATACGGGGTGTCGACTAATCCATTTAAGGAGTTCAAGAACTTCTATAGGTTCTGCGATAAGTACGTCAACGTTAAACAGAGGAAGATTAACGGGATGATTTCAAACGACTACTCTGATGGTATGGAGTCAATCATTGAGGTTATGAATCCATACATGATTAGCTACACACAAAAGGAGGCAGGGTTCACCGTAAAAACAAAGGAGCACGTCATAGAGATTGACATGGAGGACTCTACCTATAAACTAGCCAACAGACTTAAGAGAGATTTGGTTATCGAAGGAAAGGAGGAGGTTATTCTTGCCGATACACCAGTAAAATTAATGATGAAACTGCATCAGATTTACTCTGGAACTATTAAATTTGAGTCAGGAAACTCAAAGGTGCTTGACTACACCAAGGCAAACTTCATAAAAGACAACTTCGGCGGGATGAAGATTGGTGTGTTCTATAAGTTTTCCGAGGAGTTGAATGCGTTAAAGAAGGTGTTTGGTGATGACAAGATAACGAAGGAGTTGAGTGTCTTCAATGATACCGACTGCCCGATAATTGCCCTTCAGATACTTGAAGGTAGGGAGGGGATATCTCTCAAGAACGCTAACGTTATCGTATACTACAACATTGACTTTAGTGCTACGAGCTATTGGCAGTCTAAGGAGAGGATGACAACGAAGGAGAGACTTGAGTCAGACGTTTACTGGCTCTTTTCAAGAGGAGGTATTGAGAAGGATATCTATAAAGCTGTGAACGGAAAGAAGAGCTACACAACAAGACATTTTAAACGAGACCATAAAATAGAATGACAGAAAAACAAGCAATTAAACAAATGAATCAGATTGAGTATCAAGCAAAGAAGCTCACTACATCATTTGTAAAACTAAGAGATAGCTTTGACTTTGATTCAGAGTTCTCGTCTGAAGAATTAAAATCATCAGGTAAGGCACTCTGTGTTGCTTTAGATAATCTTGAAAACGAATTACTTAAATGACAGAGCAACAGATACAAGCCAAGAGGATAAAACAGTTTGAGGCTGATGGATACTACGTCATCAAGCTAGTTAAGACTAATAAGAATGGAATACCAGACCTAATAGCGATACCAAAAGGGTCAGACGTTATATTCAGTGAAGTCAAAACACCTAATGGAAGGCTGTCAAAGCTTCAAAAATTCAGACTAAAAGAACTAGAAGATTACGCAACAACAGAAGTGTATAAAGGATAATCTAATAAAAAATAAAATATAACATACATCATGAAATTAAGCAAAGATAAAATCAATGGGTTTGTAACAGAGTTTGAACTTGTTAAGAAAATAGTGGAAGAAAACTGTGATGGGTTGGTGATGGCTAATTCAAGACATAGAAATAATGTGATTGCGAGAATGGCATTGGCAAACATACTACTCAAAAAGAACTACACATCAACAGCCGTTGGAACGTTTATGAATAAAGACCACGCTACAGTGCTTCACTACAGGAGAGAGTTCGATGAGTTGTGTAAAACAGACAACCGACTTAAGTCCACATACGAAGAATCTTTAAAGATATATGAATCCTGTACGCAAAGTGCTAACTACAAAAAACCACACGAAGATGAACTCACAGAAGAGATAAAAAAGCTTGAAGAATCAGAGGCTGAATTAAAGAGTCAGATAAATGTCTTAAATTTAAGGCTTGAATCAAAGCTACACAAGGAATCTAGACTCAATAATATTATAGATATCGTTATCGATAGAACAAGGAGAGGTACTGAGTGTTTAGTTGAAGAAAAAATCAAAAGATTTTATAATGGAGTTTACGAAAGGTGAAATTACATCGATAGTCAATAACAATAATTTTGACAAGAGAAAAAAAATTGATGAACTACTTCACATGGATTGCTTGATGTACGCATACCTAGGCATTGACTCTACAGAGGAAGAGCGAAACAATGTTAAGGATATGTCTCAGGTCATCTATCAAGCTATATACGACATTGACAGCGAACAAGGTGCTGTTCTGATTCAGAAACACTAAACATAAAAGTTTATGGTTGAATATGTTAATTTGGTTACTGGTAATCTAAACAACTCTGTAGCTGAGATTTATGAATGTTTAATGGATGGTGATGATAATGGGCTGATTGAAGAGATTGATAATCAGATACAGTTATTGAATGATTTGAGAAACTCAGTAGAGAATGGGAGCAGACTATAGACCAAGAATAAAGGGGAACAAGAAGAAGGCTTTTGATTTCATAACATCGGATGAAAGAAGGATACTTATTATTGGAGACCCTCACGAGCCATTTTCGCTATATGGGTATATTGATTTCTGTAAAAGAATGTATGCTAGGTATAACTGCAATCAAGTAATAATCATCGGTGATATAATAGACAATCACTACTCGTCGTATCATGAGACAGACCCAAACGGAATGAGCGGAAATCAAGAGCTCTCGTTTGCTATAGAAAAAGTAAAGGTATGGAAGAAGGCTTTTCCTGTTGCTGATGTTGTCATAGGAAACCATGACAGGATTATTATGAGGAAGGCTTTCTCTTCGGATATACCAAAGCAGTGGGTGCGCTCATACAACGAGGTTCTTGGGACTAATTGGAATTGGGGGGAACGATTTGAGTATGACGGCGTCCAGTACGTTCATGGTGAAGGAGGAACAGCTCGTACCAAAGCAAAGAACGACATGATGTCAACGGTTCAAGGTCACATACACACTCAAGCTTACGTTGAATGGATGGTTGGTAAGAATTTCAAGATATTTGGGATGCAGGTTGGTTGCGGAATAGATGCGGATTCATATGCCGCTGCTTATGCCCGACACTATAAGAAGCCAGCAATCGGCTGTGGGGTTGTCATAGGTGGTCACACAGCAATCAACTGCCTTATGGAGCTATAATGAGGTATGTCAAAGGATGCTGCTATCAAAAGGTTCTGCTCTGAATTTTCTTTATCGTATAAAAAACTTGGATACGGAGATGTTGACTACATTCTTTTCAATAATAAGGGTGCAACAATAGCGTTCGTTGGTGTGGTCATACCCGACAGCGGTAGTGTCCTCGAAGACACACCTCTAGATGTTACACTCACGTTGGTATCAAAACTTCAAGACAAAAGATTAAGCCCCATACTGATATGGGGCTTTAATGATGGAATAGTTTTCTCTAAGGTAATGAAGCTAAAAGGAAGCGTTTATGTGTCAAAAAATAATTATGGCTCAGAAGAGTTAATGATTAGATATGACAGGCAGGAATGTATAAAGTGTCTTCGAGGATACTAGAAGCCATCATCTCCAAATCCATCATCTCCAAAGCCATCATCTACAAAGCCATCATTTCTGAATGACATTTCCATTTCCTTTTCTTTCTTCTTTTTAGCTCTCTCCTCCCGCTTAAGCTGTTTATGGTACTCTTCGTTTAGCTCATAGATGGTTTTAGTATCTGTCTTCTTTGGCTTCGCTCCTTTAATCTGATAGTCAGAGTAGTTTAAGATTCTAAGTATAGCCTCCCCTAAGTCACCTTCATTAAGGCGAGAGTAGTTATCTATGAATTTGTTAATTGTAGGGGCTGGTGCTCCAGAAAGGGTCGCTAACTCCAAATAAAACTTTTTCCAAAGCTCAGCCTTTTTCTCGTCGCTCTTAGCTGCTTCAGCTCGTTTTGCTTTCTTAAGAAGGCTTGATGCTACCTGTAAAATAGCCACGCTCTTTGCGTTTTCACCAGCCCAAGGCTTGTCGGTGAAGAAGTCTCCAAGACCAGCAAAAATCTCACCCAAAATAAATAAAGCATTTAAGTTTCCTATGATACCAGCTCTCAAAATATCATCGTCATCATCATCTCTCAAAGGTCTAGCGAGTGCTGGGAATCCAGCTGCTACATATTGGAACAGCACAGGCATTATTACGTGATATGTGATTAACGTTCTAACGTTTTCACCAATAGTACCCTTTCCAGCATTTTTATCCCAAGCCTTTATCTTTCTTGACAAACTTCTAACAGCTTGAATCTCTTTTCTTAAGTACTGTTTTGGTGTTGTAAGGAACATGTTTGCTGCTCTAAACAGCGGGTTTGACGTTTGAAAAAAATCTTTGTCTTGAAGGTCAGCAGACTGCTGTGTCCTCTTAGTGTCACGCTCAAACTTAACCACAGCTTCTTTTATGGCTTGTTCCTCACTCTTCCCAGCTTTTAATGCTTGGTCTTTGTAGTATGAATAGTTTGCTAAACCACCCATGTAGATGGCTGTCTTATCACCAAACTTAGTAGTCCACATCAATGCATCAACTATGAACTTCTTAGTCGGGCTCGGAACAAATGACCTCATGCTCTCCGATGAGTAACTCTCGATAGCCTTCATGATGCTTTCGTTCCCTCTATCTCTCATGTACACGGAATTGTCACGAACCTCCTTGTAAACGCTCCTTAATTCGCTCATGTTCTTAGCTGAATACTTAAGCCAGTTTTGTAAACCAATATCATTGTAGTACGTAAAGGCTGACGTTAACTGCTTTATCATCACAACAGGGCTGAATGCTAATCTAGACATGATGAAGACATTGTTCATCGAGTTCACCATTGAGTTTAACAAGCTATCCTTGTTCCCTCTATTGGCGATTGTCTTAATAGAATTATCTATAAGTTTCCATGTTACCTTTCCGTGAATCTTGATTATTGCGTCCTTGATGTACTGATTATTAAACAGTCTGTTTATGTCGTTTATCGTCTCGTTATAAGCAGCGAAGTACTCCATATCGTACAGATACGTCATGAGCGCATCAGAACCATCCATGTCCTTTATAGGTAGTTTGCTATCAACTCTGCTCTTTGTGGACGCAGCACCAACAGCGGTATTGTAGACAGTGTTGTTTGCTAGTAGGTTTATAGATTCAACATCCACATTGTCTCTGTAGATTCGACCAGCATAGTTCATGTTCCAAGGCATATTCGTTCTGAACACAGACTTGTACGCCTCGTTATAGTACTCGTAAAGACTAGGGAACAGGACGTCAACCTGCCAATCAGCAAACTGCTTCACCTCCTTATTCAGACCGCTATCTATTTGTTCCATAACAGTCTTGTAATCATTACCATATTTAGCCTTAAAAGAATCAGCATTAGCTGGGTCTTTGTATTGGTTGTACAGATAGTACATCTGGTTCTGTGTAAGGTAAATCTCGTTCTTTTTAATTGCCTCGTCCATCGCCTTCTTGGTGTCTTGGTTAGGGCTTGCCTTATGGAAAGCTATAGCTTGGTCTACCTCAGCCTTATTTCTGTAAACAATATGTTTTTTTCTTGAGTTCTCAATAGCTTTTTTTCTCCATCCTTTACCGTAAATCTCCTTCATCTTATCGTTAAGCAACGACTCAACGTACATGGTTCTCTGTTTGAATACTCTTGACGCCTCATCCACCTTTCTAGTGATGACCTCCTGCGTCTTGCCTCCGAACATCTCGGCTGGAAGAGATGATATCTTATCCATAAGACCATCTAACGCTTCAGCTGATGTAAATATAGAGTCGATACCCATAAAGATTTGCTTGAAGAACGTTTTTATTCTCTCGTTCACCTTCTCTCTCTGCTCCTTAGTTCCTCTTTCTATCTTGGCTTCGTCTAACCTTTCAGTAGCACCCTCTTCGTTTAAGTCAATCTTCTCTCCAGTAACATCCTCGTAAACCATCTCGAACTGTTTGGCTTGTATATCCTTCTTCTCAGCAATCTGCTCAGATAGCTGCGTTCTACCAGTCCTTATTAACTCCTGAAGGACACCGTTGACAAGTTCTAATGAGTCAACCTTGGCTGATTCATTATTATCCATGAGCATGGAGCTGTTAATCTCCATGATAACTTGAAGGTCTACCATTCTATTGACATCCTCAACAGTTAGTTTTGCCTTTTTGCTCAACTCATTATACTCCTTATTCATTTCGGAGTTAGCCTCAAGTATCTGCTCGGCAGTCATGTCATCCTTTGCTATGGATGTTTTTATCTTCTCAATTCTCTCCTTGATAGCCAAGCTTATTTTCTTAGCCTTCTTGATTCCATTCTGCGTCTTTGTGTAATCACCATTCAGAACATCACCTATGCTCTTTTGAAGAGCGTCAACGTTCTTTGTGATAACAAACTCAGCCACCTCGTTCATTAGGTTTTCAAGGTTTCTAGAGTCAGCAATCTCAATCTTCTTCAACATATTCATAACCTCAGACTTGCTATACAAGATTGGTGGTAATGAGCGTCTCATGAAGTTTCTAAGGACGTTCTTTATTTTTTCAGCGTCTCTCTTTCCCTTCATCCTGTTGCGAATAGCCATACGTGCCTGACGCACCTTCTCTGACATGTTCTGAGTAGGGCTAATGTCCTCCTTCTTCTGAAGGTCACTAATCATTTTCGCTTGTGTCGTTGACTGTGACACCCTGTACTTCACCTCTCCCTTAACCTTGTACTTGTCACCCTCTTCGATGTACTCTGGTTGCTTTTGAAGGAAGAGAATAAGCTCATCCATAATCTGTTGCTGGGTTAGGATAGGAACTCTCCTGTTGTTCTTTTTAGTTTCAGACTTTTCAAACTTAGTTATCTCCTCATTTACCTCTGCTCTTTTTGCATCTCTAGCATCGTACAATTTGTTTCTGAACTCGGAAACCTTAATGTTGATTTCCTTTTCGTTTAGCTTTTTCTTACGCCTCTTGTTATTATTTTCTATTTTAGTTCTTTGCTTTGCTACCTTCTCGTTTATCTGCTCAACGGTGTCGTACTCTTTTCTTTTCTCACGAGCAAACTCCTTTATTTTTGCGTTAAGCTCGGTGATTGACATTCTTGTACTTCTCTCGTTTCTTCTCAGAAGCTTATTCTTCTTGTCATTAACCTTTTTGTAAAGAGCCAAGCCAGCTTTTAGACCACCTGATATGTTCTTGAATGACTCAGGAATTGATGATATGTCTGTCTTTAAGGCAGCATCAGCATCAGACGCCTTAATGCCCATAACCCTAACCAAGTAATCACGAATCACCTCGTCCCTAAAGTCATTTTCTCTGCCTTCTGATATAACTTCATCAACCGACTTCTGCTCTCTTTCTAATGGGTCTCTTACTTCAGTTAATTCTTGAACGAACTGACCACCCATCGCTGACTTTGCAGCCCTTGATTTAGCTCTATCCTTTAATGGTGTTTGGTTTGCTCCTTCTGTTGTTGGCTTTGCATTAGGCATCACAAGTCTGACATCAATAGCCTTTTCAAATACCATTAACGGCTTTCCCTCTACAACAAATGGATACGACGGGTGCTCATTATCAAGACCTTTACCCCTAGTATCAATAATAGGTGAGTTTTTATCAAATTGTATTGCTGACACCACGTCCCCATACTCAACACCTTTTAGTGATGGGTCGTTTACGTAGTCAAGAACACCAATATCTGACTTTGATGTTTTAGTCAACGGAGGTATACCAAACTTTTCTAGCGACTCAGAAGAGAAGAAGTTTTTCGTAAACGAAGACCTGTCTGGGTACGAAAATTTTGACTTTCCCTCAATAGGCATCAAGAATCTAAGTTCTTCTATGCTAGTAATTTGAGCTGGTAGACCCTTTTTTGCGAGTGCTTTTGCAACTGTTGTCAGTCTTAATTTCTTGTTTATGTACTGCAACAACTCTTTTGGGTTAGCCCCCTTAGCTATTGCGTTATCAACCTCAGCCATCATGTATTCATAGAAAGACAAGCTCCCTGTTATCCCTTCTTCTCCTTGAGCCATAACTAATCCAACACCGTCAGACTCATTAACTTTCTTGAGTACCCTCTTAGCTGCGTCCTCGGTAGTAAAAGCCCAAGCAAAGCCAGTGCCGTAAGGATATAGATAACCTCCTTTGAAATTGTACATTGCTCCAGACGGACTTTTAATCATACCGAATGTAGCTTTATCAGCCGCAAAAACAAAGGCTTTAACACCAGAAAGCTTGTTTATACTTTCTTTCTTAATGGAAGACATGTCGATGCCGCCCCTGTTAACTAGTTCCTTCTGCTCTCTGTTTAACTGTATCTCGTTCCCCTCGTTTTTTACGGACGGAATCTCAAAAACATCCCCAACAACATCTCCTGAGTTCTCAACCTCTTCAAGTGTCTTCGAGGACACTACCTTAGATTTTTCAATAATATCTACAACTGATGAATCAATTTCCTCTCCGCTTCTAAACCCTTTAGATATATTGTTCATCATGTCAATAACCTCTTGGTCATTACTTCCCCAATTATCTCCTAGGTTTATTCCGAGCTTCTTGGCTATGCTTCTAAAGAACTCAGCTATTTTAATTCTTACAGGTTTGGTAAGATTGATGTACTCGTCAGACATTATACCAATCAGCTCAGCTAATCTCTCCTCATTCTGAACCGACTCATCGTAGTTACTAGCAAACTCATCAATAGCCTTTGCCAACTTTGAATTCTTACCGATACTCTTTCTTACTGAGCGCATAAGATTCAATGCCGCTCTTGAAGCCTCCTTTTTGTTTTTGATTCGATATAAGAACAAAGCGTGAAAAGCTTCGTGGGCTAAGGTTGTTCCGTCAGATTTTGATGCATTAATATGGATGACCCCGTTTTTATAGTACCCCTTGCCAGTTTTGCCAGTGGCTTCCTTGTAATCCCTACTATACTTGTGAACTACTATTTTTGTGTTAGGAATTATTTTAGACAAAGAAGACAATACAAAATCCGCATCTACATTTAGTTTGTCTACTACATCATCTGACGCTTCTAGGTCTTCTGACTCTTCTAATACTGACGTTAATGACTCCAACTCCTCCTCAGTGCCGAGCATCTCAGTTTCTTGACTCTCAGCCTTCTCTTTTGAAATAAATGAGTTTCTGTATGCGTTAGCTTCTTCAGGGTTGTCAAACGTTTTAACCTCAATATCAAGTTCGTTGTTAGGGTCGTAAACCATTGAGACCACATCAGGTCTTCCATTCTTCTCCTCGCTCCATCCCTCAGGAGCATACTCCTCGTTAAAAGGAACTCTAGATGTTACTCTGAATCCATTTCGCTCGTATATTTTAGTAAGGTATCCATCAAAGTTATCTAACTTGACACCACCTACCTTGATAGCTTCTTGAATAATATTATCGGCAACACCTTTGACCTTGCTTCCAATATTCTTAAAGACACCAATAATGTCGCCATCTTGAGTAACAAGACCTTTTCCTCCATCAACATCTATTACAGTTCCGTTTTGAGCATCCTCTGGAGTTACAGCGGAGACAGACCAGTACGTGTCAGGGTCTGCTTCTTTAGTATCTTTTAATTCGGCTACATATTCGGTAGCAGCCTGACTATCTTCAACCTCTAACGACATCTCCTCAAGACGCTCTTTAATTTTTGATACTCGCTCCTGCTTTGATTTTGTTAAAGACTCATCTTCTTTTTTAATCTCTGACTCTAATGTGTTCTTTTCTTCTATAAGTATGAACGCTTCTTTCTTCTGCTCAGAACTAAGACCACTTGGAAGGCTTGGTGCTACACCAAGCATCTTATTTACACGAGCCAGTTCAGCATCACCCTCTTCTTTCGTTATATCTCCAGATGCGATTCTCTGCTTGAGCTTTGACACGTACATTGATTTGTAACTCTCATCTTTTGAAATTAGGTCAATCACCTCAAAAATATCAGTAGGTAACTCTTGAAGACCATCTTTCTTTGTCATAGCTACAGACACAGCTGACGGTGCTCCAAGTATAAATCCACCTACCATCTCTTGAGCACCAGCTCTAAGAACCTGCATCACGTATTCGTTAAGAGTATCAGGAGTTCTAAACATCTCCTTTTCTTTTACGTTATTGTACACCGCCTTGATTCCAATGTCGGCTACCTCTTGAGCTGCACCAGTCTCAAACTCAGCCAGACCAGCCCCTGTTATAGTCAGAGCACCCTTAGCAACCATTGATTTTACATCGTCTCTCACGAACTGAGCAAACGTTTTTGCCGTTGTCTCGGAAGTGGATTTTGCGAAAGCTCTAGATAAAACACCGTTAAGTAGACCTTTTTGAGCAATTACGTTTCTCAGACCAATGGTTTCTAAAGCACCAACAGCAATACCTATTGGTACAGCTACCATAGCTTTTTCAGATTCAGTTATATTATCAAATTCAGGACTCTCCTCCATTTCTTCATAAACATGCTCTGAAGTCATGGAATACATTTGGGCTGTTCTTTGAGCCCATCCGTAACCTGTGCTTCCTCCAACCATAGCTGGTAGTGATTCAGCTAGACCTAGAACAGCTCCTCCCCAAAAACCCTCACTCTTCATCTCTTCCCACTTCTCCGTAGTGCTATCGCTCATCCATAGTTTTCTAGCCCCCTCATCGACTGCATCAATAAGACCCATATCCGTATCCACTCCAGCTGCTGTTTCTGAGAATGGATTTCTAAACCTTTTGCCACCATAAAGTATGTCAACCAAAAACTCATTTTTATCTGCTGAAGATAGTGATTCGTAAGTCGGGAATGATGTTGTTCTTGTTAGTCCAATCGGCATCCACCAATCTGTGTTTATTTCCACTTTCGTATCATAGTCCTTGAGCCATTTTACGGTCTGCTCGTAGTCTAAGTCTTGTGGTATCTCTATGCCCTCGGCTTTAGCTCTCATCTTTAACTGCTTAGCCTTGTCTTCGTCTGTTAGTTGAAGTGATGACTCCATCTCATAGTTAAAGCTCTGAGCTAATCTCATTGCTGTTTTAGGGACATTTGATATTGCTCCTTTGATGAGCTTGTTGTATATACCTCCAGCCCAACTACCTTGAGACCTTTGCATGTCATAAAACTCACCAGCAGCCCTATCAATAACAGCCCCTTTAGATTTAATGTCCTCCTCCATCTTTGAGATGTCCGAGAATTGAGATTGAATGTTCTTCTGTAATGAAAGAAATCCGTCGTACTCCTTTTTTAGTTTAGGGTCTCTAGCTATTTCAGTTTGACTATAGCCTTCAAACCTATCAGCTTCTTTTTTGAAATCTTCATACTGCTTAACGAAGGTGTTTCGCTCGCTTATAAAATCCTTCGTTTCTGTATTGAATTGTCTTACGGTGTTCTTTATTTCTTCCTCGTCCAAGAATACACGCTTGCTATCGATAGCCTTCTGAGTGTCCTCGAAGACACTATATTTTTCAGATTTGTTTTTCCTTAGAAAATCTTTAAGTGCTTCAGCTTCCTTTGAGTTATTTGAGTCAAAGAAGTTGTCGGCTTGGAATACTTCGGTTTCATCGTTGTCCGCTGTAACCTTTATTGCGTCACCTAGAGCTCCATCCTCCTCAAATGTAAATCCGTAAGATGAAAGTTGATTGTTTAGTTTAGGAACTATGAATTCTTCTTCATAGCTCATTAGGTCATTATCAATATTTGATAAACTCTTCTCGAATAAATCTCTTTCGTCAAAAAGGGTCTTCTTTTCGTTCCCCTTAAACTCGTAAAGACCCATGCTCGCAGCTCTGTCAAATGCCTCATCACCAGACAGCCTTTCATAGTCATCTGGATTATCGGTAATATTATTCTCGTCTTTAGGGAATAGCGATGGTATCAAGTACTTGTTTACCTCCTGTGGCTCACTATTAATGCCCTCTCCGTAAAAGCTATTCCAGTTGTCAGGATTCTTTTTAACTATTGGAGTACCATCTTTCGATAAAGATTCTGATTCTGGAGTACTCGGAAGTGCTAACTCTGTGGAATCCATAGACACTGGAGGTAGTGTCTCTCTATCAATATCTGACTCCCCCAAACCACCACCTTCCGATAGAGATTCCGTAGTACCTTTTTTTTTTAAATCAACTACCTCCTCAACAACAGGAGAGTCAGCAAAGAATTGAGAACTAAAATCATCTTGAGACTTGGTGTATAAACCTTTGGTTTGCATCAAAGAGTACAGCTTCTGTTGCTTCTCTGGTAATGAAAACTGCTCGTTGAATTCGTCGTAACTTTTAGTGTACAGACCCTGCTCTACAAGTAGTTTGTGAAGTTTTTCTTTGCTATCGTTCATTCTTTACCTTTTATAGGTTGTCAGCAGCTCCGCTACCAGTTCCTAATTTCAATATTCTTTCAGCATTAGCTTCGGTCATTTGTCCTCTTATGAAGTCATCTAGTCTTTTCTTCTGTACCTTAGAGCCTGCTTTGTCTTCGTTTGTTAAGATTTTAATACTAGCATTATTTACTGGGTTAGTTATTGTTAATGAATTAGAAAGAATTTCTTTGTTCTCCACACTTAGACCCATTAAGGATAATTGACTCTCTATATCCGATTGAACATACTCATCATCCTTATCGAAAAACAAATCAGAAGGTATTGCACTTGTTATTATATTTATAGCCTGAGATAGGGGCTCTGCTTTTTCAGTCTTCCCTTGTCTAGTAGCATATATATTCTTAACATATTCAGGATTGTAAGTAGCATCCTCTCCGAAATTACCAGCTGCCGATGTAGCTTTACGTATGTCGTAATCTCCGTAAATCTCAGTACCAAGTTTAATCCAATCTTCTGTAGATGGGTCTTCACCGATGCTGACTGTTCTGTTTTTTGCAGAGTTAGTATACGTAAACGAAACTTCATCTCCGTTATCTGAGAACTCTATACCAAGCATCCCTTGGTCTTTAGCTAAATCACTTCCAAGAATACCTTCAATTGCTGATTGGGTTTGAGCAGTATTTTCTGCGTCGTACAGTTTAGACCAAAAACCAACTACCGTCTCTTGTTGTTTTTTTGCTTCGGACATTTTTAAAGAGGATACACTAGGAGGATTGTAATCAGGCACAACTTGAGTCGTGACGCTCTTGTCTAGCTTGCTTCGGATTGCAGTAGTAATCTTCTCTCTTACAACCTCTTCTTGTTCTTCTGTGAATTTGGGTACAGGTCTGCCTTGTGCATCGTTCTCAAGTAGTATTAAATTAGGATTATTTGCGTTGAATTCATTAGGGTCGTATGTGAACGTGTATTCATTACCTTTCTCATCTTTTCCAACGTAATCAGTAAGCATTGACGTCACGTTGTAAATATTTGACATCTGAGCTGTAATCCAATCCTGCTCTGAATCAAAGTAATAATTGGCTGTCTCTGCTAATTCAGAGGATAGACCCTGTTCCATTAGCTCGTCTTTTGTCATGTTTTTAGCCATAGGGTTTGAAAGAACCTTAATAAGCCCTTTTCTCTGAGAGCTACCAACACTTCTAATCACCGTCTGCCAGTTCCCTTGAGTCTCTACGAATGAAGCCGTTGATTTCTCTAATTGATACTTATCAAAATCACTTCTAATGTTATTCTTAAGTGAAGACACTGAGCGAAGGTTGTTCGGGTTTGTGTCTAACTCCATAACTCCGTTTGCATTCATTCTCTTGAACGCAACAGACACTTTTCCAGTTTCAGGGTTGACTACCAGCTCAGACTTATTGAAGTCACCGAATCCTTCTACCTGCTCCATAAGCCACTCCTCAAGCCCTTGAGACGCCTTTGACGGGTCTTCAGACATATATCTCTCCATCTTGCGTGAGTACTCGTCTTGATATGACTGAACCAAGTCAAACGCTTCATCAGTGCCATCAACAAGATTTTGCCTCATCAGGGTGTAGTCGGACGGCTTAAGCATACCAGACTTTAGTAGCTTCTCTTGCATGAGCATTTGCTGTTGAGCTTGCTCTCCATACTTCAAAGCCCATTCGTTTATTGACGTTGACTCCCCTTGAGGGGTTTCGTTTAGATTCTTTTGAAACTCTCTTGTAGCTTCATCAATAGCAGCCTTCTTCTTCTCTCTAAGCTCAGCCTCGTTCTTGAGTGTGTCGCTAAAGTTCTTCCCAACCTCAGCCCAGTTTATTTGTGCCTGTTGGTCTCGCTCTTGATATTTGTAATAAGTAGTCTCAGCCATTATTAACGATTAAGGTAAAAAGGGTTTTGGTATGCGTCGGTGTATTCTTCCGACATGAATAGCATATTTCTTTGGTCGGGACTTAATTCCCTTTTGAACTGACGGAACTGTCGTTTCTTCATATCACCAATGGCATCAAAATCTAAGTTAGTAAATCCGTTGGTAACATCTCCTGCTGCACCCATACTTTTAGACACACGACCTTTTCTCCCCGTTACATTTCCAAACTTTTCATATTGCTCTTGGTCAAACTGCATACTACCAACGGCAGCTTTTTGAGCAGCCAAGTCTTGTTGGTATAGCGGGACAAACTCTATTGCTTGACCAACCATACTTACTATTCCTTTCATAGCATCGGATTCAGATTTGCTTTTGGCTACAGCAGCATCAGCAGCGGCAATCTGAGCCCCTTCAGCCTCTCCAAGGTCAAGTTGTGCTCTTAGGTCTCTTAATCTTGACTCCTCCTCAACTTGTGCAGCCTTTATGTTGTACATATCTTCAGCCATCTGGTTTGCTATCTGTCTCTGTCCCTTTTGATTGGCATCTAGAACTCTTCCAGCAACAGCCCCAGCACCTCTGGTTTCACCTTGAACTGCAGCGTCAATAGCTTGTGCGCTAGCATTAAGCATCGCTTCTCTTTCAGCATCGTAAGCCCCTAGAGGGAGTGTTAGCTCCTCAAGAAAATTCACTCCTAGCTTTTTTCTAGCATCATTCATGCGTTGAGCAGCTTTTTCCTCAGCGTCCTGCATCGCTTTTTTCTGCTCTTTAGCCTGAACAAACGACATTGTTGTTGTAGCAGCTGTTGTTGCCAATCCTACTGATGCTGCTATAGTTGTAAATGCTGCCATTTTATAGTTTTTTAATCATTTCGGTTTGATACGAGTCACCCTTAACGTACCCTAGGTCTTCATATTTTGAAATCAAGCTATCATTTTTAATCAAGGCATAAACAAATTTGCACCCACTCAACTTACAAGCATTAGTCAATGATAGCAACAATAGTTTAAGAGAATGCTCTCTCCCCTTCTTGTCGGTGTATGACTTGTTTGATATAATCCAATCAGCCCAAGCAACCTTTGAGTTTGTTACGTATATAAAACCCGCACAAACTGGAGTGTCACCGTCGTAAACAATAAACCCACCAGTCCCGTCATCTGGAAGGAAGTCCCTCTTAGGAGCTTCCCAAGACCAATCCTTCCACCAACCAACTAATGTTTCACTATAATCACAACTATTAAGAGGTCTTATGTTTAATTCCATACGTGTACAAAGATACTAAAATCAAGGGAAGGACTTCATCACATCTGACTGAACAGCGAATAACTCAACCTGCTCTGTGCTTGAGTTGGTTATAACAAACCTTCCGTAGTGACCAAGTATACCATGTGACTCAGCGATTGCGCTCTTTATGTAGAAGAAGTACTCAGTTCCAGACGTAGGTAAATTTCCAGCGGTGGTATCAACAACTAGTTGATTTAAATCATTTGGAAGGTTGATGTTAATGGCTGTCACCTGACCGCAGTAGGTAGGTGTTGGGAATCCGAAGTATAGATTGTCACCAACGCTAATTATACCACCAACCTGAACAGATGTATTAAAGTTTATCAGAACAGATGCGGGGTCTGTTGTATCTACAGTGCTGCTTGTTGATATACCATTCACAGACCTAAGAACATACTCATCATCCCCAGCTGGAGTTTCTCCGCTATTCCTCATAAACGCAAACCAAACCTGCTCTTTCTTCTCAAACCAAGACTCATCAATAGTTCCTGATGTTTGAACATCAGACGTCATTGTGAGTGACCAAGCATCAGTTCCCTGTATTGCTATTGTTTTAAACAACTTATTGTCAATTGGGTTGTCGTTGAACACGCTTGTCAAATTGCTACCGTACTGAACACCGTAGAAATTATTTCTTAAATCATTGACGTTATGCCTAAATAAATCCCCACCCTTAAAAGTGTAGAAGTAGTTATTCATGCCAATCATAAAGTCAGGGGTGAAGGAATAAAAGCTAGTCCATCCCTTTACTTTTTTATCTTCGTATGTAAGTGTGTATTCAGCCATTTCCTTTTTTTAACAACTACCCTCTGATATAATTACACCGTCCTGTATTTGAGAAACCCTATTGACGCCAAAGTTTATATATCCGTCTGAAACATAATTCAACCCATCTTCGTCCGTAAATATTAAATCGTGTACTTCAGGAAGTGAACTGACCCCATTAACCTTCACGATGTAGTAGGTTTCTGTTTGTGAATCAGCGCAAGCAATCAAAGCTGTTGACTGTGGTTTCGTCCCTGAGAATCCTGTTAGCTTAGTTGGACACCCTGCTAAAAAAGAAAAATCTTGTTTATCCTCGTTGCAAGGTACTGCTATTTGTATAACGATGTTTGATGGCGACGCAGACGTTTTAGGTATTACGATATGACATGTAGACGGATTGTCAACAGTTGTTTGAACATCACTTGGGTCTAATATTACACTCTGGTTGACGCCTGAGTCAACAAAAGAACTACCGCTAAATAGGTACTTGTCGAGCATGTGACCAGTTGGCTCTGCCATGTTAGAGCATGTTGACGCTGTTTTACCCATTATAGTGAAGTTTCCTGCCGTTCCGCTCTCAAGAAGACCATATGCGGATGATGAAAACTTATTGTAGTACACGCCATCATACAGAACCCGCATACCTTTAGGAATGTTTTCAGGGTTTAGCTCTATTGTTATAGCTCCAATTGCAGTTCCAGCGTTAACTTCAATCTCGTAATACCCTCTACCCTTGTCTGAAAATGAAAACCTAGGCACTGGACATACGTTAATACATATCGGGCAGGCTGAAGATGGCATCAATACGCATCCCACCTGCTGACGAACTATTCCATCAGCAGCATACCAACCGTCCGCTGAACAGGTAGTCAAGTCTGAGTCGTCAAATACGGCTGTTGACGTAGCTAATGATGAGCCGTTTAAGAAAAATGTAGGCATCTATTTTATTTTAAAGGCATCTGCAACATGCATCATCAGCATCTGTTGCGTTATAGCAAAGGTTAGTAACTGTGTTCTTTCTCCTGTAGTCGTATATAATGTAAAGATACGAAGCACTTGTGTTTGGTACAGTGAAGTCTCCATAATTTGCGTCCCCGTCATTCACGATAGGCGTTATGTCGGTAGAAGCAGCTAACAAAGCACTAATGTCGGCTTGGTTGTTCTCGTAAAGAGTGTTATTCCAATGCCACCTCAAGTTATCTGATGGATGGAAGTCGTAGTTGTCGTTTGCTATCTTGTTCGAGAAAACCCTAACGGTAGCCCCATATGTAGGTATAACACCCTCACCCATAAATCCATTTGTTACTTGGTACTGAGAAACAATAGGATTCAGTGGTTCATCATCAAATTGTATTTGATTAGATTGTGTAGGCGAGTTGATACCACCATCAGTAAACATGAACTCGTTATGTATTAGCTTTCCAGCATCATCTAAGTTTGTCAAACAAACCTCAATGACACTAAGCGGTAACCCTAAAGGACATCCAACAATAACCTCAATCGTTGTGTCCTCTTGAGCAAATATGCTCACCTCAACAGTATTAGGTTTAACTGAGTTCTTAATAAATGAAAGAGTTCCAGACTCTGTAGCTATACCAGTCTGATACGTATTACCATCCCATACCGCTGTTATCTGAACAGAGTCGCCTACAATAAAGTTGTAGTCAATATCAACGTCGCCTGTAGCATCCCCGATGTTTACGGTGTACGTAAAAGTAGAGCCAGCCTCTATGAAGTATGTCTGAACAGACCCGCAGTCAAGATTAACCTGATTAACTGGCAGTTCATTATCGTTTGATGACAGGACGTACTCGTTTGTGTATGGGTCATAACCACCAAGTTTCTGAGTGTTGAATGAGTCTATGGCTAGGTTTCTAAACCACGTCTTCATGCCAGTGTCTGAAATTAAATCTAATGATTGACCTCTACCGTCACCAGTTAGTTTAATCACCGCCCCTCTCTTCATGTCTGTGAAGAAGTAAAACTCACCCCACTTAACAAAGCTTTCAGGGTTCTCCGAAATCCCGTACTCCTCCTCTCTTGAAATCTGCTGACCAAGAACCTCAGGCACTGACGTAAGAGTTCCGCCTCCAGAAGAATCCGAAAGTAGATTCTTTCCAGCTAACACATACGATATCTTGTCCTCTTGAAGAACTAGTATATCGGTCTTTCTTCCCTCAAGAACTTGAGTAGCACCAAATGACTGCTCAAGTGGCTTGAAGTTTAGGAGACCAAGGTTGAACTCATTTAGCTTGTTTACGTTCGACTCTTGGTTGTACACACCACTGTAAGTTATGTCAGCAAACCTGTGGATTTCTCTATATTCCTTGCTAGTAGTTTGAGTTGCCCTGTTTCCTAAATTAAACATCTTACCAGCTACAGAGTCACGAACCTTGTAGCTTTCAACTCCGTTACCGAAAGCAAAGCAGTTAAAGAAGCTGGTGTCAATTATCGCTGACTGACCAAGACCGATGTTCTGGTCTTGAACATTTCCCATGTGCTGACCGTTAGAATCAATTTCAAAACATTCGTCTGATTCATAGAACAAGTCAGGTACTGAGTCCTGTGGTTCTGTTTCAAAAACAACAGTGCTATCGTATCTAGTTATAGTGAACTTGGATGATACGGTAGATTTATTTGGATAATCGTATCCCTTAACCCCTCTTATCAACAAATATAATTTACCGTCACCATCACCAATTCTAGTAAACTGCATCATTGCCCAATCCATCGGTACTTCGTTTAATATCGGCCCTGTAGCATAGTCTGAAGTTAAGACTGGGTCAAAAACAATATTAGGTGTAGTTCCTAAACCGTTAGTCAGGTCAACACCCTGTCCCATTTGGATTTCTACGTTATCACCAATAAACCAATCATACATATTGTCATAATCGGATGTAGACGTGAGAGACTTTTTTATCAAGTAGTCAATGTTGTAAGGGCTTCCCTCAGGGTATCCACCTCTCTTAAATCTTATTTCAAAATCAATTTTTGCCCCAGCTGGCACTGTATAATCAGTCCCTAAACCAGCCGTGTAATTCATCGGTTGAACAATTTGAGGGTAGTTAATATACGGGATAGTATTAGAAGTGGTTGGAGTACTAACATTGTAGTATAAAGAGTAGTCAACCACTCCTTGCTCAAAATCAATTAGGTTTAGTGATTCAGTTTTAACCTTCATGTAAACACCTTCAGGAACTTCACTAGATAAGAACCCAGCCTCCTGTGCTTCCTTCTCTAGCACTGTAACTGTTACGCAAGAACCTATTCTTCCATCACTATCCCTCTTTACTATAAGCCTATCTCCGACTTCAACCTTAGCAGCGTTCTCACCTTGAAGAAGGAAGTACACATCATTACCGTCAACGCTTTTAACGAACGTATTAGACATTATTGTCTGATACCCTTCCCTGTCTGGTTTTATTCCAAACCTATATGTTTTAGCCCAAGAAGGGGCTCTTTGAGTAGAGGGTATTGTTATTCTAGCTTGGTTTTTTAGGTTGCTATTCTCGCATGGTACGTATATCGTGTTCGAAGGGCTCACTAAATCAGTGCTGGCTCTTTTAAACTCATCCATATACACTATGCTTAACTCGTACCCCCTGTTACTGTGAAGGCTTCGTACTGATGAAGGGGTCGTAAAAATACAGTCTACATCTGTTACCGACATGTATGAATAGACATTAAACGCAGGTGAAGCAACATCATCAACCCATCTCATCGCAGGGAACTGAAAGCTAATCTCTGTGTCTCCAATGCTTGACACTATCTTTATAGGTTCTTGACCTGAATCTATACCTGACTCATACTTTGTATAAACACCTAGATTTTCCTGAAACGCACAATTAAAAGTGTCTGTGAATGTGTTACCTTCGCAAGACGTTGGATTTATTGCGTCATAAACTGGCAGTATGTTTGAGCTCGTTCCTACAGCGTCTAAAAACTGTTGGCTTATTGATAAGTCATAAACAGAACTATAGTCTTGGGGGAGAGTGAAAGTAAAGGTTCTAACGAAACTACTAACTACTGCTGGTGATGGATTAGGAGTCAGTGCAGGGTCTAGTGTAAAAGCAGTTGTGTTTGAAAATGTAAACTGAAAAGAAATTATACTACCCTCCTTTAATTCAGCACCGTCTAAATCAAATGTAGATACCGAATTAAAAACAGACACAGCCCCTCCGAAAGTGTAGTCTCCAGTAGAGGTTGAACTAGGTATTGATAATGCTTGAATCTCAGATGATACCAAACTAGCAATATATGTTATGCGTGTTTCGTTCCCGCTTGCATCTGTCAAGTTGTACCCTTCTGTGTAATTGCTATAATGTATCCTATTCCCCATTAATGTCTGAGCAACGGCTGTTCTTGGCACGTTGTCATAAAGTCTTAATATCTCAGAGTCTGGAAGGATTGTAGCTATCTTACTGTTTGTAAATGAGAACGTGTAATCTGAGTTATCTGGAATACCTAAAACATCCTTGTCCAGTCTCTCTATTATTCTGATTATAGAGTTGTTAGCCTCTTTAAACAACAGGTCTATGCCAACGACTAGACTGCTGCCAGTATTTACGGTTACTTCAGCCGTGTTGAATAGGTTAACCATCCCTTCGTTTAAGAAGTTCTCATTACTGAAATTAAATGTCGACGGTATGAAGGCAGGTGTTGAGAACTGAGATGTAGCCGAGTATTCGTTGTTTGCGTATTTCCATCTATACCCAAAGCAGATAAATCTTTCAGATATAAAGTCTTGGTCTTGTCCTGTTTGAGACAGCTCAACCGTCGGGGATGTGTTAGGTGGCTTCCTAATGACTAAAATTTCCTCTGCTGTAAACCCATCACCCGAAGCCAATGGTGCTCCGTAAGTGTGTTCTACATCAATTCGTCTAGGTTGATTAAATGCATCTGTAAAAAACAGTAGATTCTCTACCATGTTGATGCCATTGACTAGGTACTGCGGATTAAAGTTTAACGTGGTGTCAACCCCACCGCCATCATCAACACTTATTATGTGATATATTATTGTTGAACTAACCGTATTGTACGACACAATAAGGTCTATCTTGCCTGTTGGAGAAGAATTAAATGATGGGTCGTGAATCATCCAATATATTGTCTCTCTAGCACCGTCCTCAAATGCACCTATGCATAATGCGTCGTCGCTTAGTTGATTTCCTTCATACTGAATGGATGTAAGCTGAACGTTACCCTTAGCGTTCTCGACTACGCCAGCGTCATCATCCTCCGTAGAGCCCATCCGTATATTCAAAGCATCAATGTACTCACCATTAGGAACAATTCGCTCGTCAAGCTCCTTGTTCATTTTTCCTTTTGTGAAATTACGTGTAATCTTTGCCATATTACTTAATCCACTTGTCTTGCCCTCGCATGTTCATAAGCAACCTGCCAGCGTGTATGTTTGAAATTCTTATTTTAGCATTCATCAATAGTGCTCTGCGTTTCTTTTGGGCTCGTCTAACGACATACTCTTGAACACCAGCCATTCTGTCTAGAATCTCGTACTCAATACTTGCGTAAACATAGTCCTCGAACATCTTATTTACGGACACCTTTGAGTCGTCACCGTTTTCCATTCCGTCTGAAACATACTCAACTACCATAGAGCTACCACTCCTAGCTGAGCTGAAGTTTATAACACCTGACTTTTTATCTATCTTAAACGTAGGGTTGGCGTTTGCTGTCTCTGTGTTTAGACCGAACGGTGTGTCAAAGTACCAAGTGTTATCAATTAAGTACCCGTACATCCCATCAAACTGATGACCGTCATTAAGATACAAACTCTTTGCGCTACCATCAATCCTATCAAGGTCTATGTTTGAGAACTCTGGACTGAGTGCCTCACCATTCTCATCAAATAGTATCCTAGCATTATTGTCCTGAAGGTAAGCGTTTGCGTAGTTTGTTTGAATATTCTCAGATAACGGATACAAAATACCGTTCCTGTACTCAGAAATTCTAATCCAGTTCACGTAGTCCGATGGAAGAACAAACCTTATGGTGTCATCCAAAGTAAGCTGAAGAACTTTCGTTTCTTTGAATGCGTCATAGTTTAGCTCTTGTATAGCTCTCTTTGCATGAAATCTAACTCGATACCTCTCCTCGTTGTTGATGAGATTGTTGTTACCCATGTTCATCAACATGAAGTTGTTTACGATATCGTCCAACGGCACATACTGATAAGACCCCCAATTTTCACTCTCAGGGTTCTGACCGTTATTTTCGTAATAGTTATACTGAGTTAGATACGCCATTATGATGTCTGTTGATTATCATTATTTTCCTCTATAGTCGAAAACTTATACACGTCAGCCTCACGTATCATTACGCCAGCGTACCCACAAATCTTTATTATTAGGTTCACCTCTTCGTCAAGAGGTATCTCAAAATCTTGGTAGTCTGCTTGTGACTGGTCAAATACTGGCTCTCCGTTTGTTAACGAAACAAATGTCCATTTAGGGTCTTTTGGATATCTGTAGTACTGAGCTAAAACTCTTCCTACACTGTTAATGCCTGAAGGGTATGCCGTAAGTAGAAGCTCCTCTTCTGTGTATGCGGGGTATGAAATGACTGGTGCTGTGAGATTAGAATTCACTAGCATTGTTATCTTTCCATTAGAAACCCTCTCAGCCTCCTTTAGAGACTCTGTATTGAATATTGAGTAAGATAACCCAGAGGCATTAAAGAAAGCTCCTGTGACCTCTACCTGTGTTGCTGAGTCTACTGATACCACCTCTACATATTGCACACCCCCGTTCTCGACTGCAACTATGTCACCAACGGAAACCCCACTAGCGATGAAGTCTTGAGTAGTGTCTATGATTAAGTTGCCGTTAACGTCAAAGGCGGTTGTCTCTCCTTCTAGAAGAAGGTCTTGGTATACTAAAACTTTGTTGATTAGGTAATAATCGCTACCAGTAGTTGTTGGTGAAGGTAGGAAGTACTTGTTCCTAGTGCTGTTATTTAAACCATTCGTTACAGAAAACAAGTCAACAGCCTCCTCGATACCCTTCAGTATGTTAGCAATACCAGTTCCAGAACCTCTACTTGGTTGTAGAAGCCTAGAGTTCTGTTTGTTCACCTCATTATTGTACTCATAAAAATAGCTATCAAAAATCTCCATCTGAGCTTGCTTCGCAAAAAGATTGAAGTCTGACGGAGAAAGGTAACCGTAGTTATTCTTATTCAGCACAGATAGAACCGTATTCCTTACTGTGTTAATCATCGAGATATTTTAAACAAAGATAAGCAAAAAAAAGAGGGGCTATTGCCCCCCTCTTCTCTGTGGTGATAATTAAGTTATTTACTTTCTAGAAGACCTTCAAGCATTTTAAGCTCATCAATCCCATCGTCACTCTTTAAATACTTCGCAACCTCTACGTTAGGGTCAGCATTAAATGGTAATGACATCATCTTCTTTTTATTGTTTGGTGTGTAGAACCAGATTTCAGTATTGTTTTTTCTGAATGATAGATACCCCTCATCGAAGAACTGCTGAACCTTAGCGTTGTATGTAAGCTCTGGGTCTTGTAACGCCTCTAAGAGTCCCTTCGGGTTCTTTTTAGCAAAGATAATTACATCTCGTCTTAGCTCCTTACTACTCAATCCTTTAACGCTCTTGCCAAACAACACACGACCTACCCTCTCTAGCTGTGTCACATCAAGACTTCTTGCCTTGCTAGTAGCCTCGATTTCTAAGTCTAAAGCCTCTAGCTCCTCAGATGCATCCTTCTGCTTGTCAACCTCAACGAATTTAACTCCGTTATATGGGTGGTAATGAAGAAACTCTTGAAGAACCTGATTTTCTTTTTGAACTCGAAGAAATCCATCAATGAAAATAACTGGCTCAAGGACTACGTTTCCGTCCTGCTCATCTTCAAAAGGAGACTTCTGGTTTCTAGCATAACGAAGAACTCTATTCTCACCCTTATCAGAGTCCCAATGCATTAATGGATGACTCGCCTTGTTTTTTGTTGGTAGTGTGTACGAAAGAGGAGAAACATCTCTTTTTAACTTGTAGGACTTATCTACAAAAATTTTTTTTCCTGACATTTTATTTTGATTTTATTACGATTTAAAATAAGGGAGTGTCCTCGAAGACACTCCCTTTTATTGTTACATCTATCTTATGCTTCGAAGATGAAGAAGTTATTCGCTCCAAGAGTACAAACAGCTCTTTCAGAAAGGAAGTTAACTTCCATTGCATCAAGGTCACTGTTATTTGCTCCTCCAGCAGAACCAGTAATCCACGTCTTGTAACGGCGGTTCTCAGTCTGAGATGCTCGGTAGCGGACGTGTAGGAATGGACGCTTAGCGTTCTTCCCAAGAACTTGGTCGTATACAGTCGTAGACCCTGCTGGTACTAGCAATCCGTCAATCTTGCCAGACCCAGCTGTTGTATCCATGTCTCCACGCATAGTCGGGTCGTTCAAGTACTTCCAATCAGTCTTGTAGAAGTCATACCCTCTTCGGAATCCTGAGAAACCAAGTGTGAGTGCCATCTCTACATCATTGTCAAACAATCCGAATGAAGCTGAGTTAGACGAACCACCTGAAACATAACCGTTAAGAGTAGCCAACATGTTGTCTACATCAAAGCTAAATGCTCGGTCAAGGAAAATTGCGTTCTCCTCAATAGCACCCTGCTTATCAAGTCGAGAAACAATAGTATCCCACTCAACAAGTGTGTCAGGGTGACCACCGCCCCAAACGTTCCCTCGGTTTTCTACAGTGTAGAATACACCCTCAGAACCTTTGTCTCCAACTTGGTCGTTCGCTGCTTGTGTTGCCACACCAGACGCTGCCTCAGCTGGAACTGCTTCCGTCATTGACGTCTCTAAGTAGTCATCAAATCGAAGGCGGGTCTCTGATTCAGACTTCAAGTACCATAGGTATCCTGATGCTCCGTTCTCTGTTGTTACTTCAACCCATCCCATCTGAGCCATGTCTGAGCCATTGACTGAGTACTTGTCCTTAAGGATGATTGGAGAGTTCTCGAAAATAAAGTCATCCGCTTCTAGCGACCCTTGCATTCCGTTTGTACCCTTCTTGAATTCAGAACCGTAAATGAATACACTCACGTCGGCATTTGCAACACCTGTTCCTGCTGTTACTAAACCACCTGCCTCGTAGAACGCTACGGTAAACTGGTCGTTAGCAACATCAACAGACGTCACAATAGCCTTGTTAGAACCAGAGCCATCGTTCTGACTAACCATAACCGTTTGACCAGCACGAACGGCAATACCGTTGTTTGCTGTAAACGCTGGGTTACCAGTGTCGTTAACTTGGAACGTAGCTGTGTCGTCTGCCGCATCAGCATCTGTTCCTACTGAGATATATTTTGTATGGAGTCGACCTTGCTCAGCCCATTTGATAAGGTCTGAGGTTGATGGTAACTCCGCTCCTACCATTCTTAGGAAGGATGATACGCTACGATTTCCATATCGCTCAAACTCCTTCTCGTAAGTATCTGGAAGATACTGATTCAAGAAGTCAAAGTTTGTGATATAGTTAGTAGCTGTTGGTACTTGTTGAGCACTTGGCTGCAAGTCGTACGTTGGTGTGGCTTCTACTGCCATTGTTTTATCTTTTTATGTTCGTTATTTCTTGTTTCGGCTCTTAATAACAAGTCCTCGGCTAGAGCCATTGCTTACGGACTTAATTGTTGTTCCTCCAGACTTCCGTACCTCAGGTGCTCTTTGCTCAGACATGTCAACATTCTTGAGCTTTCGCATTGAACTATCGGCTTGAGCTGATTGCCCTTGTTCATAAAAGAACCGAGCAAACTTCTCTGGATTCATGGCTACAGACAGTGCTTTATGGTATCCCTCAGCGTCATTCATTAGACCATTATCATCAACAAACTTTCCTAGGAAATTCTGTGCGTCTAATTGGTTCTTCTTCATTTCTGCTGCGTCTCCAACTGAAAAAGTAACCGTCTTGTTATCGTCAACTTTGAACTCAAAACCTTTGAACTCTTTTCCGAAAACCTTGTCGGTTTGTTCTAAGAAAACTTCTTTTCTTCGATTTGCTTTTTCCTCGAAAGATTTAGCACCATCTATATATTCATCGTAGGCTTTCAGTTTTTCAGAAACCTCTTCAGAAACACTAGTACCGCTTGACTCAAGCGGGGCTTTGTATTTCTCCTTCTGATTCTCGAAATGCTTTCTAGCCTTCGCAACAATTTTCTTCTTCTTAATCTTAATCTTCTTGATGTCGCTTTCTTCATCAAGCTCCTCGTCGTATTCGTAATCACTCATAAGTGTGTTTACGTCGTCGTCGTCAAGACCTTCTTCCGTTTCTAACAAGTACTCTTTGAGTACCGAATCGTCGTCAAGCCCTTCAATATCTCTGTTCAATTTAGCAAAGTCGTTCCATCCTCGTCCCGTCTCCTTTTTGAACTTCATGTATGTTGCCACGTCTTCTGGCAGTTCATCTCTTTCTTCTGGCTCTTGAAATAGACTCTCAATAGAATCTACTTCCTTGCCGTATTTTTCTTTCAGATATGATAAAACTTGGTCATCACCTAGCTCATCTTCTACTTCGTTACCCTCTACTTCGTTGCTCTCTACTTCGTTGCTCTCTACTTCGTTGCTCTCTTCTCTTTCTAACCTTTCAGATTCTTGCTTTTCTAAAAGACCTTCCTCTACCTCTTGAGCTGATTTTTCATTAACACTAGAAACTTCTTTTACCTTAATTTCCATCGATTATATTTTTTTACAAATTTAAAACTATTTTTCTTATGCTTACCTAGGGTTAAACTCAGCTAGGTCAAAACCATCCAAGCTATCCTCATTAGATTCAAAGTTTATCGGAGGAAGGTTGTTCTTTCTTTGATTAATTAGCTTACTCTGCTGTGTGCTCTGCTGACTAACCCTTTTGTCTTTAGCGTCTTCTTTTTGTTTGTCACGCTTTGAAATCATCTCTGTTTCCATACCCCTCAACTTCATGTTCATCTGGAACTCTTCTTCCATAAGTTTAGATTTGAGGGCAGCTTCGTTGTTCATCTTTTCAATTTCAAACGCAATCTCAGCTTGCTTAATCTGCATCTTACTCTGGGTCTCCATCTCAATCTTCTGCATTGCAATTTGAGCTGACGCTTGTTGAGACTGCATGTTAATCTGACCTTGCATTGCTTGTTGTTGAGCAGCCATCTGAGACTGTCTATCCTGCTTAGCCTTCCTCTTCAACTTAAGAAGCTGATTAGCAAGCTTAATGTTTTTTATTTCTCGGATGTCAATAGCATCCTCAATATCAATGTTTTCTCTCGATAACGCAACTTGAACGTTCTGTTCAAGTAGAGCCTTCTGCTCTTCATCTGGAGACACCTCAATAAATATACCGAAGTCGTATAAATACAAGTCCTTAATCTCATTCAGGATACTTACGTTATACTTACCAATCTTGTTGATGAAGTCATCCTTAAAGTCTGCATACTCAAGAATGTCGGAAACCCTGTATGAAACAGCCTCTGATACTGACTTATACATGTATAGACCAGCATCCAAAATATGCCTTGTTGCCGTGTTTGAATTTAATGCAGCAAGTTTCTGAAGACCAACTAAAGAATTTGAATCTGGCGTACTTGCGTCACTGGCAGCGTTTAGACCAATGACAGACCTCATTTGGTTTAGGTAATGGTTAAACGAACCTATAAGCATCGACATCTTAGATGAACCTGAATTCGATGTTAGTTGCTGAATAGGAACTCTACCGTTGTTGAACTCCCCATCTTGAGTGTAACTACGACCAATAACAGACCCTGTTTGGAAGTAAAGCCTTAATGCGTCCTCTGGGTTATACGAAGCCCCCTGACCTAGGTCAATCTCATTCAGCCCGTCAGCATCTATAAAAACACCATCTGGAACTGTCTTAACCATTACCTGTTGAAGCTTGAGGTGTGTCATCTGAATGAGGTCAGCAAATGACATCATACGTCTAACCGTAGACTCTATTACACCTTTATACATTCTAGGTGCTGCTGCGAAATAATTAGGTATTGAGTGCTGAGAAGCTGACTTAGGTCGGCACATGTTCTTAGCCATATCCCACTTAATGAGGTAGTTAGTACCCATCACCATAACACCCTCATACCACACGTCGATAGTCTTGGACACCTTCTCAAAATTGCCATCATCCATCATTTCTTGAGGAGGGTTGAACTCGTCATCCTTCTCAATCATCTTTACGTTCCCATTATCTGAGACCTTCTTCTTGTATGTAAAGGTGTTCGTTGTCTTGTATGTGAAATACAAGAGCGTAACAGTGTCGTTACTGAAGATATCATCGTCATAAAACTGAGATACATTGTATTCATCAGTCCAATTGTTCCCACCTTTTGAAATATTTTTTAAATCTTCATTGTCGAGATTAGGATTTATCTTTCGAACCTCATTTATATTTACGGTCTTAACCTCTCCCCAATAAAAACAATCTTTGAAGTGCGGGTCTTCTGTGTAACTGTAAATCACGTTGGCTGGGTCTACATACGATACCTTTAACCCCCCTCCTAAATTGAACTCGTGTTTACCTATTGATATCCCTAATACTGTCTGGTCGTAATCAAGTCTTTTTCTTATACTATTCCAATCATTCTCTTCAAGAATAGTACTGATAGCAGTCTCTTCAGCAATCTCAATAGCTGGCTTGTACTTAAGTTGCATGTACAAAGAAAGCTCCTCGTCATTGTTAGGTAGTTCATCTGGATTTATTATGAACGGGTCAGCTCCAGTCTTCTCCTGTATCTTTTTGAGTATAGGCTTTGCGACCATCTGCCCCTCAACAAGGTCTTGATATCTGCTTCTTTTTGATTGAGATAAAGCATCTTGAGAGTATGCCTTCGGCTTAAACAACCTATCAGACATTCCATTAACAATAATATCAACAAACTTAGGTATGATAGGGATTGGAGTCCAGTCTAGGTTGAGGTATGATAGGTCACCATCAACAGCCATCTCGCTCTTATACTTCTGACTTGACTGCTCTCCTCTTGCGTATAACCTTAAGTTATGAAAACTTCTCACTTGGTCATAAAACCTACACCTCCCACCATCTCTTTTGAACCATTCATACTGAATAGCCTGACCAATCCTTAAACCGAATTCTTCAGTTTTCTTCTCAGAATCAGACACAAACTGATTCGGGAAGCTTACTTGTGAAACATTAATCGTAGTCTCCTTCATCGAATAATCTCGCTTGTTGCCCCTTTATTATTATACCTAGCAAAGTTAATGTTTATTTTGTTAGCCTTTGTTATTGGCTTGTAGATATGCTTTTGACAAGCCATTATAGCTAATCCAGAACTAATTGACGCATCATACTTAGTTCTGTTAGATATATCAAACTTAGCCCAATCTTGAAGGGTTTTATTAAAAATCATACTACCCATATCGTCTGGATTTCTATATGTCCCAGTCGTATCAAAACCAACGTACTTCTCGACATAAGACTCGATTGCGGATGCGTGAGCCTGTTTAATGTCTTCAGATGTGTTAGGTATTCCACCTATTTCCTTTTCAGTCTTGGATAGTTTATTAAATGACTTATCTGGTCGGTTCATTGAGTACCCCCTATAACCTCTATTCTTGAAGTGATAAAGAAGCCTTGGTTTATTGTTCTCCGCTAGTATTGGCATCCCGTAAAAAACGCAAGCCATAAGAACATCCTCGTAGAATATTTCTGCCGTCTGAGGTCTTGCTATGTACTCTAAAAAGAATTCGTTACTTGGGGCATCATCCATGTTGTACATCGTCAACCCGTGAAGAGCACCATTAGAACCTCCACCTCCAACAACACCTGAGATATCGTAAGAATCGCAACCGAAAGCACCAAGATGGTCATTTGCTGGTACTTTATTTCCACCCCTATTTATTTGACGATTCTGTAGTTTTGCGTTCGGAATCCAACTAACAAGAAACCTACCTCTTTCATCTGGGCTAAACACAACTGTCGAATCTATTACTCCATTCTTCCAGTGAAAACCGCCTCTAGTAATATGGCGTTCAATAATTAACGAATCATTATAGTCTACCTGCTGATATATTTTCGTGAGGTTGAATATTGATTGTTTGCTCTCATCTCTAAACGCATGCGACTCAGTCCTTGGAAACTGTCTGTAGTGCTCGTTTAACGCATCAGGGTCGTTTTTCTTTGACTCAACCTCTGCCTCCCAATAGTCAATAGCCCCCTCATGTATAAGCTCACCGTCAATACCGAGTACTGGAGACTCTGGAGTTTTAAATACAGGCATACCATATCTGTCAATGAAACCCTCCATGTTCCATTCCATCGGAATGAATATACCATATAGACCGCTTTTTGTTTGACCATTCTTATTCCTAGTGTCAATCTTTGAATCATAGTAAAGCTTTTTAAAGTTGTTACCTCCTTTGTTAAGGGCATTAGATGTGCTTCCCATCATGCATTTACCCACAACCTTTTTACCAAGTCGAAGACATGTTTTAGTAACACGCCAGTTGTTTATAATGCTGTTTGGTTTTAACCACTTCCCACTCTCGTCATGAGCTAATAGAATCAACTTCTCACTATCGTAAGAGTTGTCATCGGTGTTCTTCCAGTCGATTGTTGTGTCTAACCCATCAAACTCCTCAGCCTCTGATAGAGACATGTTTCTTCTTGTAATTTTAGAAGCTGGAACTCTGTATGCAAGCTCTGTCTTTGGCTTATCCATACCGTCCATTATAGGCTTGAAAAAGAAAGGTAACTTACTATTTATTGGAACTACCTTGTCGGTAAACATCTTCTTTGCGTCAGCACCAGTTTTTGATAAGATGCCAACCCTAGAGTTTCTAGCCAACGTACCAACGTTGACAACCTCAGACGAGGACATGAAAGAGAATCCTGAACGACGAATCTTTAGATAACAATCTCCGTAGCTCCTGTCATCAGCCTTACACCCTTCCCAATGAAGGTACAAGATTCTGTTAGCCTCTCGGAAATCAGGATATCCGACATCGATAGAAGACCATTGGATATACATATAGTGTGACCCAGTAATGTATGTGTTAATGCCATTGTTCTTGAACCACACACCATTTTCTCTTCGGTCAAACTCACGTTCTATATAGTCGACATACTTAGCTTTGAACTCATCACTTTTTTCGTTCCATTGGAATATTGAATGTATCCTGCTAAGCTCTTTTGGAAGTTCCCCTCTCTCCCAATACTGCTCCTCTTTTTTTGCGTGTCTTCGAAGACACTCCTTGCTGTATTTTGGAAGAGCTACAATGAGACCCTGAATATCATACACCTCACCAATAGTACCATCTTTTGATATTACTACAACATCATATTTTTTGTCATAGCCATACTCCCAAGTTCTTGCTTTGTTTTTAGATGTCAATACACTCTTAGGGATGTAGTCATCAAGAACTTTGTAAAGCTCAATACTATTCTGCTCTTCTTTCTGCAAACCCTTGTTTTAGTTTCGTCTTCTCTTTTTCTTCAATAGGTTGTTCTGTATCATCCGACTTTAAATCTTCATCCAATGCCTTTTGCTCAGACTCTATTCTGCTTAGTATCTCGAAGGCATCAAACACAGCTAACTTCTTTGTGGCTGCTGCATTTTTTAATCTGTCAGCCGATAAGTCTTTTTCGTCACCCTCTTCTTTTTTTCCAGCCTTAATAATCTTTTCTTTAGCGACCTTGATTAGTTCATCAACTGCGGTCTTCCCAGCTTCTATTATTTTTATTCTTGTCTCTCTTGTGCTCATTCTTAATTCTTTTAGACTTTCTTATGGTGACCCCTATCTCGTTCCAGCTATCCTCCCAAAAAGTGTGATTATTATTTTTCATGCGTCATTGTTATTTGATGGTCATGTATTCGGTACATCGTCACGCCATCTACATCAAATATGTACTCAGAGTCTGGAGTAAAAGATACAAGTGTTCCTTTATCGACGGACAACATCTTCAATGCTTTTGACGGATATCTCATAACTCCTACAAGTGGCTCTTTAAGGAATGGCTTGTACAGATATGATTCAGTCTTGTCTATAGGCTCTACAAAGCAATGTCTATCATAAGCGTTCCACTCTTCCCCATCATGCCACATAAAGAACTGCTCTGTATCGACAAAGAACAAGTCGTCCTTAAAGAAGCTTTTCCCGCTTCTCCTTTGACCCTTCATGTCGTTGTAGAACTTGAATACGTTATGATGTACGAGTAAAGTGTCGCCAACTTTTATATCCCCTTCGTGGTCTAATGGCAATGACACCACCTCAGCAAGTCTGTTTGAGGCAGTATGGTCTTCTTCGGATGTGCTTGTTATAAAATCCTTTCCTCCTATTTCGGTTGAGGAATTGTATCTCTCACCGTTAATCGGTCGGACAATAAATTGATTTGGCGAACGCATATTTCGTTTTTAAGAGCCACAGCCTACACAATCAATGTGAGTATCCATTGGCTTAACTCCGTTTAATTTCATTTTTACATTATGGATTTCGTCTAGTAAATCTAGCTTATCCATGAAGCTGTACGAACTATTGTCTTTTATCGATTCGTACTTATCAACTAAAGAAGACATTCTTTCTTCAAGTTCTTCCATTCTAAAAATTTATATTGTACTCGATTGACACTGGCATTTTTGAGTTAAACGTTTTCCACATTATAACCTCGTCACCACTCTCAATCCAAATATCGATATCATTGTCCTCCTGAATACTAATAAGGTGAATTTCATATGAGCCACCAAGGACTTTCTGTCCTTTGATGTAATGCATGGCTGACTTATAGTCAGCCCCTATTGAAATTTTTCTTATTTCCATTATGCTTTCCAAATTTTAATGAATGCAGACGGAGTAATTCCGAACCCTCCGCTTCCAGCAAATCTTGACAAGTACCCATCATTAGAACCGTTGCTGTCTCTCATTAATTGAATCTGAAAAGTTTGAGAAGCCGTAGCGTCGACAATAAACTTTTTCTTGTATGGAAAAAATTCTTCTGTAGTTAAGCCAATTACATCTGGGTAATCAATCTCTGTTGATGAAAGCAACCCTCTAACTACTATGTAAGTTATTGCCCCAGCTGATTGTTTTGCCGTAGACAATTCAACAAACACATGATACTGTCCCGCTTGGTTAAATGTTACTGTTCCAGCAGCATCAATCATAACATCATTAACGATTGTCCCTTGCGCTGCCCCGAAAGTAACTTGAAGTGGCGTATCTAGACCAGATGGAACTTGAAGAGAATCAGCTGATGTTCCAGTCAATACATCAGTTAATGAACCACCGCTACTAGGCTGGTCTATCCATTGCACACCTGTTCCTGTTGAGGAAAGTAATTGACCATTAGACCCAACTGAGCCACCGCCATCAGTTAGATTTCCATCTAGCGTTAAATTTCCACCTAGCGTTACAGCTCGGTCTGACTGATTACCATTCTGTAAAACTATATCGAGGGTCAAAAGCGTCATTATTTGACCAACCTTAAAGTTCTTAGTGCTCGATAAGTTATCCGACTTTGTTCCGATTACATAATCTTCTGATGTTGGAGAAGAAAAGTCGTATGTTGATATTTTAGCCATTTTCTTTTTTTGTTTTAATCTCCCCAGTGGAGATGTCAATTACGGTGTCCTTGCCGTATTTATCTACAAGCTTTTGCTCATAAGATGAATGTGATTTCCTTAATGCATCAATATCCTTTATTGTATCGTTTTGAGCAATAGCAATATCACCAAGTTTAGCCTTTAGGTTTTGGAAGTCGTTCATAAACGATTTAATCTTCTCAAGTTCTTCCTGTTCAAGTTTCTTCATTTCTATTTATTTAGATACAAATATAAGCCTATTTATCCAGTCCTAAATATAATAAATATAAACGACAGTCCTAAAACAATAAACCCTATAAGCTCCCAGTCAAAACCCTTATCTTTGACTTTAGGCTGAATAGTTGTTTTTCTAACCATTGTCTCAACGTAAACAGTATCAGAGTCACATTGAACCTCTACATAGATTTTTTTCATTACTGTGTCAACAGCAACAGTGGCTTTACCCTTTCCCTTCTCAACTATAACTGTGTCTGTCGTAAAGTCAAAAATAGTGTCATGAACCAGCCTCTCAGTTAAAATCTGAACAGTGTCTCTTTCTTCTATAACGGTCACACCCTCAGTAAGTATAGAAGGCTTCTTTGAAATAGCTTTTCTTAAATGCCAGTCAGCTGAACACCCATAAAGTACAACAACCAAAGGTAGTATCAACAAATATTTTACTCTCATCTCATATAGAATTTTTCTACATGGTCAATTATTTCGGGATGATTGTTATATATAATTTCAACATAAACTGTATTTAACGGACATGCACCCCATCCATCTCCACTCGTTAAATCCTCGTCAAATAACGACGTATGAATTATAGCAAAATACGCTTCAGGATATGTTGATGGCAGACCATGACTGTTCCAAAATAACACAGTTACGTCACACAAATTAAAATCCCCTTGATAGGTTTGACCATAACCTGAAAAAAATAAAAGCTTGTCGCTTGTTGAAACAAAACCATCGCCGTCAAAATCCCATACGTGTGGAGACTTAGTCCCCCAAGCTGCTGTAAAAGATAAAAGGTCTTGAGTGTTTAAATAAAAGGAATCAAAAACAACTAACCCAGACTCCTCCCATACATGTCTATATACAGTCATGTTGTTGTTGCAGTCACAAAAAGTTTGACTGAACGACTGGAGAGATACCAATAATGCAATGACAGCTATAAATCTTTTCATTGTTCTTATCTTAGTACATCCAAAACACATTCTTCGGTTTTGATGGGTCGTTATCAACATGTATAAACGTATCACCTATTCCAATCCTGTTGAATCCAGCTCTAATAACCGATGACAAAATGATTGCCCTTTGACGGCTATTTGAGCATGCGATGTCACAAGCGAACCCGTCCAGATGAGAACTATCAGCTTTACCACCTACCCTACGGTTGTGCTCCCTAGTCCTGTGACCTGAGTTGATAATGAAAGGCGTGCTGGAAATGTCCCTTGCTTCTTTGAGCTTTTGCATGAACGATGGCTTCATATTTTTGTGACTTCCAACTTCATCTGGCGAATCAAACTCATGAGGGTACAATGGCGAGTATTTATCCCAATTTAATTGTTCCATACTATTTTTTATATCTTTTTTTAAGTTGCTCGTTTTCTTTATGAAGAACCTCTATGTCTTGTCTTAGAATGTCAATCTCTTGCCTAGCTAAGCCTAGTTCATCACGAGTAGTCTGTAGGTCGTTTCTTGTATTTTGAAGCTCCTCCCTAAGTGGCTCTACAATGTCGTTCTGAAATATAAGAAGGGCTTGACCTATGTTCTGTATCTCAACACCAGTCGTTTCTGCCCTCTGTTTTTTTCTGCCAAAAAACCACCCTATAAAACCAGTTGATAGAGCTACTATTGCTCCCGATATAATCTCTTCCATTTATGCTTCCCCTCCGTCTAATACTTCATAAGTAATAGCTATAGGCTTTTCAACTATAGCACCTTCTGGTACTTCCTGAGTAATAGGTAAAGACTCCGCTTCTTCGTAGCTGTTAGCCTCTACTATATCAGAAATTACGTATGTAACAGTAGTTTCTCTTCTGTAGATTTTCATCTTAGTAGTGTTTTCTTTTCATGAAGCAGTTCGTCAATCTTGAATGGAATCCACTGTTTTTAGCTTTAGTTAAGTCCACAGCCAAGTCTGCGTTCCCACTGTCATATAATATGTACAAATTGCTGGTATCATAACTTTCACCCGTCATGAACCCACCTCTTGTACTACCAGATACGGAAGGGTCAAACTCAAAGAACTCATCCGCCCAAACCATGTTAGGTTGTACTCTAGCCCCGTGTGCGTTGTTAAGCTCTCCTAAGTCTAAAGGCATCCATCCAGTCATACCATGATGAGTTGCGTCTATATAGGTTAACCACTCACTCCAGCTATTACCCGTTGTATTTAGGTTTACTTTTCCAGCATCATCTTCGTACTTTACGGTGAATCCAAAGCCTGTTAGATGGTCTATAACATAGTACTGTGTTGCCCCAGTCCAAGAGTGATTGTTCCAGTCTACGTGCGCCCAAATGTTAGAACCTACTGAGGCATCGCTTGCATTTCCCGCATCATCGGTATATCTAAACTTATTACCGAAAGCGTTATTTTTTTCCAGAATAGTTGGTGCTACAGCATCTGTTGCACTTGTACCTGATGCTGGTGTTACTCTTACGTCTGCTTGTGTAGAATTATATTCTACCCTAGCATAACCGACTGGATACACTGGATTAATGCGGATGTAATTACCGTTAATAAAGTTGTCCCAACTGTCACCTGTTACAAAGCTTTCATTAAAACAAGGAATTAATTCCTGATAGGCTATTCCAGAAGGTGTTACCGAAGTAGTTGTTATCTGTCCTTGACTACCAACTTTAGCATAAGATAGTACGGCATCCATTAATTTGACTGTGTCAGGAACACTTGAATCTACTGTCCCTAAAACCACGTCTGTACTACTCAACACATCTATTGTAGTAGCACCGCCTCCACCGCCTCCAGTAAACCTTTCTGTAGTAGGTCTTATTATAGAATCTATACCTGATATAGAATCACTGTAACTGCTAGGATAGATAGACCCTACATCATCAAATATGTAAACCTGACCTTCTTCTAATGTAAAATTCCATGTAGCAATGGCAGCTCTTGGCTCTAATCCCTGTGTTGTATTAAGAGTAACTTTAGCTTGATTAGCTTTAGAGTTTTCGAATACATTAGAGGATTTGAAGTATAGCACAATCTTACCCTCAAGAGCTGAAATGCTAGTAAGACTGCTTGTTGGTACTGCAAAGAAATCTAGGTTTGTACCTAAATTATTCTCTGTAACAGAGCTGGAGTCTATTGCACCTTTTTGAAATACAAATAGAGAATCCTTCATTGCTTTTTCTTATGTGCCTCTTCTTTGTTTTTAAACGGCACTAGCTCGTTTAGTTTTTCCTTTCTTTTCCCACAGCCACAATCATCGCTAATCATTTTAACGACTGATTTTACGCCCGTTTTTGTGGTAACCTTATCCACTAAATCACCCAATCCTTTCATAATACAAAGTTACAATATTTTAAATTCTAGGAACTTTTGTTACTCCCCAGCCCTTAAGACCTATTAAGCCGCTGCCCCTCCGTTGGTTGCGCTTTCTTCTTGACGACTTATCAGACCACTTCACGACATCCTTATTCTTAAAATTGATGTCGTTTAAGTCTGGTGGAGAACCAGCTTGTACATCACCTTTTTTATAACCTTGCTTTTTTGAACCCATTTTTCGTATATTTGGAACAAAGTTAATGAAATCATGACACTACCTTGGAGAAGAGAACCAAAGGAGGATATACTAAAATACTGGAAGGTAGTAAAGGCTTTCGTAAAAGCCAAGTACGAAATTACAGAAACAGACCTAGATATACTATTGTTCTTAAATTCTGAAGGATATTTTAGCAGACAGGACTTTAGGGAGTTTGAGGAGATGTTCGCTTGGGATGAAAGCAGGTTCAACAAGATGAAAGATAAAGGCTGGATTGAGGTCTTTAGGGAAAGAGGTAAAAAGCATGGAGCTAGATACACACTTAGCTACAAAGCGAGACGGATGATAGTTTCTGTTTATGACAAGCTCAACGGTAAACCATTTCCAGAACACCCATCAGTGAACCCGATGTTTAAGAATAACGTCCCATACATGCACAAGGTGTACAGAAACTACATGAAGAAGATTAACAAAGAAACTAAAGAACTACGACAACGTCACGCTCAGAAATAATTGTGTACTGAGTTTCGTTTATCATCATCGTAAATCCAGCCACTTTATCGTAATAGATTGTGTCCTCCGAGTGGATATTCTCTACTTCAGTACCAGAACTTACCACAACTCCTTTTCGATAACGAACGGACTTCATGTCCTCTGGTGATAGAATTAAACCAGAGGCTGATTTTACTTCCTCGTTTACCTCGTTGATTACTATATATTTTCCAATCGGTTTCATCTCCAGTATTTTACAAAATTAAAATTATATCTATTCCCAAACTTTGTGTCAATCCATCCGTCTCTAGTAAACTGCATCTCATGTCTGCACCTATCTACATCAACAATCTCAACTACTTGATTTAGAGGAGGTTGAGACTTACTGAAATCAATCCACTTCTTTTTTGTCACAAGACCATCTAATCTTTCGTGAACGTGCCTGAGCTGATTGCAGCCCAAGGTTTATTTTATTCTTCTTCCTAAGAGGTCAAATGTACCTAATTTATTTCTAACCACTAATCCATTTGGTGAATTCTCTAAGATGTTTGTTAAAAAAAGATATTCCCCTATATACAATGTGAAGCATCCATTTATCTCGTGATTAGTCTGATATGTGCCAACATTGCCGATTACTAGGTAGTACGTTCCAGCTTCTAGCTGTATGTCTAAAATCCAATCTTGTGACGGGGCTGTGGTCGATACATAATCTCCAAAACAGTAGTTACTCCCCGAACTCCACAAAGTATTGCCCCCACACTCGTCAATTATAAACGCATGACACCACACATCACAGTCGGGGCATGATGTGTACGAAAGGTCAGAGTCCACAATAATTGATACTGGGAAATACCCCGTTGTCGTAAACTCGTATATAAATCCTCCTCCGTGATAGAATGACGGACAGTCGTATACTAACGTGTCAGATACGCTTAAGCTGTCATCATAACACTGAGTGTCAGTAAACGTTCCTTCAAAAGAGAATGTGGGGCATTGACCGTTGCATGATAAAACCATAGAGATAATTAGACCTATCGCCAGCGATATACCAATGAGTGCTCTTGTTTGGTCTTGGTCATCTGAACTCATCATTGCTCATACGTTCTTGCCATCGTGATTACAGCGTTAGTTGATAAAATGCTGATGGCTACACTGACAGCATTCTGTAGTGCGCTTCTCGTCACCTTCGCTGGGTCAATGATACCGCTATCAAACATATTAACATACTCCCTGCTTTTCACGTCATATCCAAACTCATCATCATCTACAGAGTCAAAAGATGGCGTCACTTCAGCGTTGCTCCATATACGCTCAGCTGGTGCTCTCAAAGCCTCTAGCATAATCTTACCAGCCTCAGAGCTGTCGTCAATAAATTTCAAGGACTCTCGGTATAACGCCATACCACCTCCAGCAACAATACCCTCCTCAAGGGCTGAACGTACAGCACAAACCGCATCGTCAATCCTGTCAAAAAGCTCCTTCTGCTCAAGGTCAGTGTTACCCCCAGCATAGATGACACCAACACCACCCGTTAATGAAGCAATACGCTGTGAGATGAAGTCTCGGTCTCTCTTCTCTTTGGCTGCGTCACGAGCATCACGAAGCTGTACAACACGCTCGTTGATAGCCTCGTCAGTGATGCCACCCTTGTCATCCTTGATTATGATGGATGAGTCACGACCTATAGAAACCTTAGATGCATGACCCAAGTCGCTGAACTCAATTAAGCTCAAATTGTCACCCGTCTTCTCAGAAAAGTACTTCGCACCAACACTCAAGGCAATATCTTGCATCAACTCATGCTGCTTGTAACCAAATGATGGAGGCTGGATAACACAAATCTTTACACCGTTCTTTATGACATTCGCAGCGAACGTGTTGATAACATTCTTAGAACAGGGAGCAATGATGAGTAGACGCTTCCCCTCAGAGATGATTGGCTTCAAAGCCTTCTCAATCTGTAGAACACTTGAAATCTCAGTGTCGCATACTAAGATGTGAGTGTCTTCGAAGACACACTCGTCTCGGCGATGGTCGTTGATGAACTGCTCACTGTAGTAGCCTCGGTCAATCTTAATGCCCCTTGTTGTCTCATAGTAAGTCTCATGAGTCTGTGACTTCCCCACGGTAACAACACCGTTCTTGCCGACAGCCTTGTAAACGTTAGAGATAATCTTACCCAGCTCCTTGTCATTGTTCGCTGATATGGTAGCAACATCTTTAAGCTTACCCTTGGTTACGGTCTTTGATTTATTCTTTAAAGAGTTTACAACCTCAGTCGTCTTCTCAACAAGCTCCCTGAAGACAGGAGTCTTTGAACCCGAACCGATGTGATTAACACCAGCCTTGACGAAAGCCTCGGCTAGTACAATGCTCGTTGTCGTACCGTCACCAGCGTTGGTGGCAGTTCGCTCAGCAGCCTCCCGCATCATTTTAACCGCAAGGTTCTCAGTAGGGTCTAAAAGCTCAATAGCCTTAGCTACAGTGACGCCGTCCTTGGTTACCGTAATCCCATGTGTGTGCTGAGGACTCTCAATAAGAACTGTCTGACCAGCCCAGCCAAGTGTGCTCCCCACAGCTTGACCAATTTTACTTACCCCGTCTACAAGCTTGTTTTGAGCCTCGATATCAAACTCAAGTTTCTTAGGTGAATACCCGATTTCTGTCATGATTTAGTTATATTTGGGGTCAAATATACAACTTTTTACACAACAAACAACTAAAAAAGCTATGCAACTCATGCCAGACGAAGAAATTACTCGACAGCCTAAAACAATCACAACACAGAAAACTAACCGAACTTTTCTCGGAAGAGTTTTCATGGCACTAGACAGATTAGGAAACGCACTCACGGGAGGACACGACCTCATTACACTGTCAGCTCGACTCGGATACATTAAGAAGACACGAAACATGAAATGGACGAACGCCATCATGTGGGTCGTGGACACAACATTCTACCCGCTTGACGGAAAAGGACACTGCATGTCGAGTTTTGAAAGAATGTCGGAAATGATTGTCGGTAGTGTCGACTTTATGAGGAGAGGAAATGATGTGGCGTTGTTCTTTATGTCACTGATAGTAGTGCTTTCATGCATTATCATAGCACTGCCTATATTGATTTATGTCGGGATGTCAAGATTATAGTGGCTATATTACTCTCTCTATATATTTTCTTCTTTTATTTTTTCCTTATAGAACTTTTGACTCTTTTTTTCGACATTATCGACATCCTATTGAATATCAATAAGTTAAAAATAGAATATCGACACAAAGTCGACAGAGGTTGACATAGAACCGACATAAAAAAGGGGAGACTTAATAAGACCTCCCCAATTTTTTTTAATCACTAAAACATCATATCACGCTACCATTTAATTTTGTCAGCCCAATAAGCAGGATACAGCATCCCCTTATCGATGTTCTCTTTGTGTCTAGCCTTAAAGGATTTCTTCCTAGCTTTATCTTTAGCAGACTTAGGATTCTTTCCCGCACCACTTACACCCTGCTGACCAAATCTAATTAACTTCACCTTGTCACCCTTTTTCGCTACAACTACATGTGACTTAGTTGCATGGTTAGGGGTCTTCTTTGGCTTGTTATAACCTGATACACCAGCTTTAGCTAATCTGAAATCTTTCTTTGATGCCATCCCTATTAATACTTACACTTTTTTAAGTTGCCTTTACAGCTTTTGTTCTCAGTTTTTTTCCCGCTAGTTCCACAGGCATACTTATTCATCTTCTTCTTTTTCATAACCTTTTGTTTTGTTGTTGTTGTATTCAAAGATAGTTAGTTTTTTTGACTGTTTGGGTTATATTGCAGCCTAGCGCAATACCGCCAAGAATGGAAACCATTTTTTTTTGGGGGAGGGGGGGTAACAATTTGAAACCCCCGTCGCATTTTTTTGGCTTTTTTTTGGGGCTATCGTCCGTCCGTCCGTCCGTCCGTCACCGTCACCGTCACCACCTCTCATCTGTTCACCGTCCGTCGTTCGTCGTCCGTCGTTCGTCGTTCGTCGTGTATCAATTCGTCCGTCGTTCCGTCGTTCGATTGTGTTACCTGTTTACCATCGTAATATTGCGATGGCATCTATTTACACGTTCGGCATTCGATTGTGTTACCTAGGAAAGGTATGCGTGCATACGGTAGAACCATGTCGCTCCCCTATATAGTATCCCGCACGCGCGGTTCAATTACTGCAAAGGGGGTGTTGGTCATGCCTAGTACATTCGTTTTGGTCTTAAAAACTTCCGTAAAGACTGCGCCACAAGGATTCAAGCTAGGCTTAAAACCTGTCCCCATAAAAAAAACATGAAAAAAACTCTCTAAAACTTGCGAGAACGAAGAATTGTACGCATATTGCACCATCATTCAACGGAATGAGAGCCCAAATGTAAGACCTAAAGTGCTGATTTTCAGTCATTTAGCAGTCAAATTTAGCTAGGAAAGGCATCAACCTTAAGGATGCAAACGAAATACAGGTAACAAAACCGATTGAATCCCGTTAAAGGATTCACAATTAAAACATACACTATGAATACTACACGTTACAAGACTTATAACATAGAGTACGTAAACGGCGAATACATGGCTGTAAGAGAATGGAAAGCGCATAAGAATTCTGCTTATCCTTCTCCACCTCAAGTAACGTTTAACAACGAACTGAGCAAGCTAAAAGAAATGATTGATTTGTACCTAAGGGAGCAAAGCGAATACATAGATATTAAAAACAGATAACGTGTCTTCGAAGACACATAAAACAAGTAATTATGAGTAACACAGAAACAGTAGAACAAGCATTCTTGAATGATGCAAGCGTAAAGAGAGCGTTGAAGTTAACTAAGCTAGACAAATTGAAAGCTACGGTTCAAAGCGCAACAGAAAAAAGGTTCAACACGTCCTTAGAACTGGCGCAAATTGT